TTCCTCTTCCTCTTCTTCTTCCTCCTCCTCTTCTTCGGCCTCCTCTTCCTCTTCCTCTTCTTCTTCTTCCTCTTCTTCTTCCTCTTCTTCCTCTTCCTCTTCTTGTTCTTCCTCTTCTTGTTCTTCTTCTTGTTCTTCTTCCTCCTCTTGTTCTTCTTCTTGTTCTTCCTCCTCTTCCTCTTCCTCATCATCCTCGTCGAACTCAACGCCTTTCATGAGGTCTTTGGTTTCTTCCTTTGAAAGCTTGGGATAAACCTTCTCCCAATCCACCTGATTTTCCTTCATAAACTTGGCAACAACATTCGGAAGGGGGAAGGGGTCAAGGCAAAAGCCCTGATTAGAATAATCTGTATTGAGTTTCTCACCGGTCCGGTTGAATTCAAAGTTGTGACCTTCTTTACCACGGCTAAACGGATTATGCTTCATAGATTTGAAAATCTTCCGAGCCATGCTGGTTAGCGGATCACCAAGAGTGGGGCCAACACCGACAACACCGACACCGTTCTCACATACTTCACCCCAGGGATTAATGCTACTTTCAACACACTTGCGGCATTTCTTATGCCTTGCATCATCTTCTTTCCAAGCGTATGTTCCGAAACATTTTTTGGGAGCTGGAATTTTTTTGTCATCTTCGATGAAGGAAACCAGCGGAGTAAGGCACAAGCCTTCAAGCATCAGCCGATTAACCCGCCGCCTCTTGGCTGCACGTCCCCTGGCACGTTTATCTCCCTTGCTTTTCTGATCCTTCTTATTCTTCAAGCACTGGGGGCAAACGCTAACCTTCTGGTATCCCTTTTCGCCTTCCTCCACATGATCTCGCAAACAGCGAATCTGATCCTCACTTTCTGGACCGCAGTTGTAATGAATGCCACGCTCTTCCCATGGGTAATTGCTTTTGGTTTTTGTTTCCTGGAAACGAAACAGGTTGGCACCTTCGACGATCGGAAGTTTCTTTACATACTTCTGATTCGCCCTTTCCTTATTACGCTTGGCCCTCGCGAGATTCTCTTTTTCTCGCTTTTTAAATGCTACTGAACTGAATTTTCCCATACTGTCCTCCATTAAAAAAGTTATTTAGTTATGCCATACAATACGCCAAAAAAAATTAAGAATTCCAAATACTAATCTTCATCATCATTGTCGTGGAACATGTCACGACCAGTTACTCCACGTATACTATCATGAGGAATGTTCCTGATATCTGCGCTGCGTGAAATTAAGGCTATGGATTTTTCTTTAAGAGAACTATATAGGAATTGAGCTTTATTGTATCTTTTCAATGCTGCATTCAGGGATACCTGTGCTTCCATCCATTTGGGCTGACGCTTAATAGCTTTATCAATCCTTTGTTCTCCAGAAATACCAGCCTCTCTCACTTTACGATCAAGCTGAGCTTCGATTTTAACACAAAGAGCTTTCTTATTCTTGTATTCTTCTTTTAAAAGGGCAACAATTGGACCAAAGTAACCCATAACTCCAGGAATTCTTTCTACTTGATTATGAATGTCTTCACCGCCAATTAACAACTCAGATCCAACATCAATTTCATAAATCCTACCCTTGTGCTTAAATCGAATTGAAGTCAATGACTTATACAATTCTTCATTCCCAAGAATTACTTCAGGCTTCTTTTTCTTAACTTTCTTTTTGACTTTCTTAACCATCTTAACCCTCACAAAAATGAGGAGGTGTTACCCTCCTCATATTCGGCCGGAAATATTGAAAGTTATTTTTTCTTTTTCTTGCCTTTTTTCTTGCCCTTACCTTTGGCCGGTTTCTTGGCTTCAGGCTTGGCAATCTTGGACAGATCGGCTTCGGCTAATGTGCCGAGCAGGGTTGAAGAGGGACGAAATTTTATTACCAACTTATCCGGTACATCAATTTGATCGCCGGTTCTGGGATTCCTGGCCTTGTGAGCTGGCTTCACTTTCACTTCAAATTTGCCAAACTTGGGAACGGCAACGGTCTCACCGGCAGCAGCGGCTTGAGCAATCACATCAAAAACGGCCTTGGTTATTTCAAACATTCCACTTTTGGTAAGAGTGGGAACACCGGCATCCTCTTCTTGGTCAATTCGTAAATGAACTTCTTTTGCAACTTCTGCTAATGGAAAAGCCATAGCTTAATTCCTCCAAATTAAAGGGTATATGGGTTGACATTTTGAATTTCATTAACAACCCTAATGACACTGACAATTGACTGGTAATCACGCTTGATTATCTCCACTGCATTGCGATGGATAATGTTAAGCGCCTTATTTCCAAGTTCAATTTCGCTTATGACGTACATGAGAATTTCAAATTTATCCATGCATGCCACCATCTGTCCCTCAGGCGTATCGTCTTTTGCCTCCTTCCATAGCCTGATCAAAATGCTTTTATGGGCAGGAGAGAGTTCGTTGAAGACCTGTTCCTCAACACTTTTCTCCCTAATAAAATCAAGTTTTTCTTTAAAGTCAGGATTTTCATCGTGCAATGGAAACAAAATGTCTCCAGTTATACTTTCTTCCAGATCATGAACCAGAGCTCTTTGAATAACAACACTCACAACATACTTACATTTCCCCAACCTTTCATTCTCTAATCTGGCAAACACCATGCCATACAATGCAGCATAAAATGAATGTTGTGCTACTGAATACGGTTTAATATGAGGAACGTTAGAACACCGATCAATATAATTGAGCTGATTAAACCTCTTAAATAAATTCATTATGCTTTTGCTTTCCACCATAACACTTAGCCCTTTCATGAAGTTGATCTTTTGTCATTCCAAAATTCCTCGTAACACCACGATAAATACGAGAAACATGCTGAACAGAATACCCAAATTTTTTAGCAACTTTAATTCTTGAATATTTTAAAATATATAACAAAAATCTTATTTCATCTATAGTTTTATCAGAAGAAGTAGATGCTGGATTATTCTGACCTTTCAGTGCAGAATTCTTCATGCTCATTAATGTTTCTTTTGAATGCCTGCGATCTTTCCCAGATTTACTCATTCTTTTCTTTGTCTTTTCAGTATGCTTCTTCCCAAGCCAGTGCTGAGTTCCTTTATGATGATGAGAATTATGCTCCGAAAAAGACATCTTAACAAGATTTTTCAATTCATCACTGAGTGTATCTTCATCTTTATGATGCATCAAAAATCCTTTAGGCAAATTTCCATTCCAAGCCCATTGCATAAGAGTGGCCATTTTTATTTGAGAAAATTTATATGAATTTATAACGATTGTAATATAATTATAATTTTCATGAACATATGGGTAAAGCTTTTCCTTCGTTAAAACATTCAAAATGTGAGTGCCATCTTTAGAAATCCCTAAAGTCTTATCAATTTCACGAACTCCATTCTTCCACGTACTCATATAAATATATTTCGCCATAAGATCACTCCATTATTTTTGCATCCTCTGTAGCATTGTTAATTCGCTCATCCATTCTCCTTTCAACTTCATCAAATCCACCTTGTTTACGAACATTAATCCCATAACTATGCAGAAGCTTAAGCACGAATGGCTGAGACATATTTAAAATAGATGAAATTTCATAAGATGTTAGCCAATATTTTTCATAGTAAATATACAGAACACACCAAGGAAATATGTATTGAGTGTTTTCTCTTGTGAGCCTCCATACATCCACTTCACGCTTTTTCTTCGGAGATTTTCCTGGCAAACGTCCACGTGTTCTAATTCTAAGTCCTCGCTTAATCAATGAAGACTTCATTTTCGTAGAAGAAATGCCAATTTTTTTCCCAGAAATATATAGCGAATTTTTTTCGGCATAATATTCATAAGCAGCAAATGAAAGAAAGTTTCTATAGCCACACTCCTTCGCCGCTTCTTCTTCATCCACACAGTTGATTGCATACAGTTCATTGTTTTCCACAACTCATGCCTTTACCGCAGTTTCTTGCGAAAAGGGATCAAACTTATATTTTTTTGCCCTAGCCTTCAACCCTTCAGTGTATTCTTTCTGTCGCTTTTGCATACGTTCCCTTTTGGCAAGCTTCCTCTTTGTTTCAGCTGGAATACCACCCTCATCCACAAGCTTGCCGATCGTTAAATCATCATCCTCGTACCCTGTTTTACCACTCGTTTCAAGAATCCTCGTGCCAACCTTAAACTCCGATACAATTGGATAAGCATCTCCATCCTCGCAATACTTACAACATACAGGGCTTGCATAAGCTGATTTCCAAGAACCTTTCCTAACTGGCTCTATTTGTTCAAACTTTCTATTACAAGCAACACACTTATATTCATACATTGGCAAAATATGACCCTCCTTTACTTATTTTTTTTAAACCGCTTTGACCTTTCAATCTTTGTGATTGAAACGGTAAGGCCGAACGATGTTCCCCGTTTAAGATCGCCTCTTCTAATCTCACATATTCTGGCAACATATTTGTATCTAGACCATGTATCAGAAAGAAAAGCTGCAAGCTCCTTCCTTATATAGCCAACCTTATAATCTTTTGTTTTTGTTTTCCTAACCATAACAGCAACCGCATTTTTATCTTTAGGGTTCTTTGGCTCTCTCTTAAGGTAAATCTTTTCTTTGCCTTGTAGTTTTGAAATAATTTCTTGGCGATCAAACTTACAATTCTCCGTACGAAACGTAACGCCCACAACTTTGCAATCGAAGCTCATTAATCAACCTCCAATGATGATCTTATTTTCCTAAGTGACATATTTGAAATGTCTTTAAAAGAACGCCGCTTCTTCATTTTTGTAGCGGCTATAGCTTTAACCACTTCTATACTTTTAAAAGGCTTATCATGCAATATAATTTCAACAATAAAACCTCTCTTATCAGGAACTATGCCAACCAAAAAATATTCAGCATAATCATCAAGAATCGAATCTTTATGTTCTTTCGGCAAATACCCAACATCTAAATAAACATTTGAATTCAGTTCTATTGCTTCACGATGAGCTACAGAAAAACAATAGTCTGAATTAAGACGAATTGAAAAAGCGTTAGCATCATATTTATTATCAGGTTCTATAACAGGCTTTATAACATGAGATATTGAACTGTAAACTTCTCCAGCTTTTCCTTCCAATATTAGACCAACATTATCGTCATGTGCTTTTTGTGGACTTTCAGACCTATGAAAACACGGAAACACAATATGAGAATAACGATTTGCTTGATCCATAAAGGATTTAATAATCCTAAACCGCTTTAACTGAGGAAGTATATTTGAAAAATGCATTACCCCTACAATCTTATGGGTATACAAATGAATTCCTTCAACCAATTCTCTCGTCACAAACAAATCCGGAGGAGGTTTATATTTACCCCTATGTGTAGGTCTGCCGCTTGGACTTCTACCTGGCCTTGTCATAATTCCTTTATCCAAGATCCCGCCTCTAAACTCGGGTTTTTCTTGGCCCCTTTCGTTGTCGACAAAGAGATGGAACCTTCATTATTATACAAATTTTTCTTACCAGATACGACAAGAACATTATTTTCCCTAGCTCTATCTCCAACCAAAGCAAATGCTTCAGGGAATAGAGTAACTTTATACTCACCTTCACTATTCTGTAAGTTAAGAAAGGCCATCTTATCTCCCTTCTTAGTTGTAATGACACTACACCTCACCACCTTTCCATAAGTTTTCACCCGCTTACCAGCAGGAAGCTTATTAAACAGCTTAAAGCTCGTAAACTTTCCAAACTTCTTAAGCTTTTTCTTATAGACTTTCTCAATTGAGATAGTTGAAAACCCATACAGCTCATCCATCGCCATAATCATACTCTCACGAGAAAAGAATGCTGTAGGGAACTCTTTCTTCATTTCAGCCTTACCTTTGAGAGACCTGTACTCAATGAGAACATCCTTCTTCTTACCAAAATCTTTAAATGCACCAGCGATAATGAGAGTCTCAACTACTCTACTATTACAGGCTCGCTTATTGACTCTATCATAAAAGTCCTTAATGGACGTATATGGCGCGTTCTCTATTACGGTGGTGGCTGCCTTACCACCTACATGTTTGATGGCCGTTATGGGCCATTCTATAGCGTCCCTGTGCGGTTCAAAATGTGGGTGCGGTGTGTTTATGTTGGGCATTTTGAATTTGATACCATAAAATTGTTCAGCCACTCGTTTTACTTCAGCATACTTTGCTTGAGGCTGATACCGCAAGTGACATGCAAAAAATTCAATTGGATAATGCACCTTAAGATACTGGCATATATATCCAAGCAGTGCGTAGCTTGAAGCATGGCCTCTAGGGAACAAGTAGCTACCGGCCTGTGAAAATTTCTTCCAAATATTAGAAGCCACCTTATTAATATTCTTTTCACCCTTCCACTTCTTTTTAGCACCGGCAATAAAGATCTTCTTGTACTCTTTAAATGCCGCAGGGTTCTTTCCTTTAATAATCTTCCTTAAGTTATCAGCCTTCTTGGGATGCATGCCAGCAAATTCACTAGCTGTACGCAAAATATGCTCACTAAAAACAATGATTCCAAGTGAATCACTCAGGATAGGTTTCAATGAATGGTGAGCATATGTAACCACTTTCTTTTTCTTTTTCCTTTCAGCATATTCTACATCAGCATTGGCGCTTAACGCTCCCGGCCTAGCTATAGCATTGATGACAATTAAATCATTGAACTCCGTTATGGGAACCATTTCAACAACACGTTTAGCTGAACCACCACTGAACTGAAACACGCCTATCAGTTCATCGTTATTAAACATCTCCAGTGTTTTCTTATCATCAAGCTTAAGCTTATAAACATCAATAGTTTCACCACGAAGTTTCTTAACTAAGCTCAACACTTCAGATACTACAGATAATGTTTTAACCGCCAATATGTCAAGCACCATAACTCCAATTTCATTGAGATCTTCCCTGCTTGTATGAGAGTTCTCCCAAACAGTAGAAATCACACGCTCATTCTTATTGGCAGGATTAACTTGAGTGCGAATAGGTAACAAATCATCTACCTTGCTTGGAGTAATAACTACTCCAGCAGGATGCAGAGAAGCATTTCTTACTGTACCTATTAAGGGTTCAATGAAATTATCAGACACTTCCTGGTTCTTGCTGCACCATTCATCAAATACCTGATACAGATTACGAGCCTTCTTCATGTTAAGGTCTCCTTCCATCTGTGACGTAATCCTATTGATGGTAGAAAACTGAAAAGCTTGCTGTTGTTTCATTAAATCCTTTTGTTCTTCCGGTGATGCATCCTCCATGTTGGCAACAATGCGATCCTTAAGAACCCTCGTCACATCCTTAACAGCTCCCTTAAGCTGCATCCTATTATAAGTCCCAACAGACACCACCCGATCAGAACCATACTTATCTCGTAGATACTTAATTGCTTTCGGTCTAAATTCAGACCTAACATCAATATCAATATCTACGTCATTGAGGGACCGATACTTAGAGATAAACCGCTCAAACATAATACCATGCTTAATGGGATCGATGAGGCCGAACCCAAATACGAAAGCAATGAGGCTCCCATTCGCTGACCCCCTTATTAATGAAAAAGCGCCTTGGCTTCTCACATACCCCAACAGATCATCACATATCAAGAAGTAATCCATAGCGCCAAGCTTCTTAAGTGTAAGAAACTCATACTCCAAACGCTTACGGTAAACATCTTTCTTGAATAATTTACCAAGCATCTTTTTCGCTCGGGCCACAAGCATTTTCTTGAAAAACAATTCTTTATTAGGAGTTTTAAATTTATCATACATGAAATGTGTTGTGTGATCAAATATAGGAAAGTATAAATTCCCTACCGGCACCCTAAAGTTACACTGATCGGCCACCAACAGGCAATTATCTATGGCCTTAAACAGTATGTTCTTTGGGATTGACTTACGAGCGTTCCGAATATCTTCCCATTGCTTTAGGGTTTTTAAGTAATTTTCCGGGGCATCATAAGAAAATGATCCCTTACTTGCTATCTCCATCAGAACTTTCTGCAATTCATTATCACCTTCGCTCACAAAATGTACGTCATTGCTTACAACAAATGGAATATCAAGTTTCTGACCAAGCTGAATTAACGCCTTATTGACTACATCCTGCTCGTCCATATGGATAAGCTGTAGCTCCAAGTAAAAATCAGAACCAAATTCTTTCTTCATCCTGGAAGCTACCTTCATGGCCATCTTATGCTTGCCTTCAAGGATAAGCTTTGGAACTATACCCGCCATGCATGCTGACGTGCAAATAACTCCTTCAGTATGTTTAAACAGAGCAGGATAATCAAACTTTGGACGATAATAAAACCCTTCCGTCCAAGCCAGATTATTGAGGGTAATGATATTCTTATAGCCAGCTTCATTTTTTGCCAGCAGAATAATGTGGTAAGGATCACTATGTTGTTTTATCGCTTCCTTACCAACGGAAGCATCCCTAGCAGCATTCATATTCTTAATGCTAGGGATGATATAACCTTCTAAACCCATGATAGGCTTTACTTTGAAGTTTTCAGACTCAACCGTTGCTTCAGCAAGTGAAGAAAGATTTCCATGATCGGTAAATGCGAATGCTTCCATTTCTAGTTCATCACAACGCTTAAAATAATCAACAGAGGATGGAACACCATCGAGAAGAGAAAACTGAGTATGATTATGAAGTGACGGAAAACTCTTCATCTTAAAAACTCCTTTACTAATTCTTGTTTAGATAATTTATTTTCATTCCAAGTTTTTCCTTCAACAATTTTATAGATACAATGTTTTGAAACAGAATATTTAATGGCACATTCTTTACAAGAAATTTCTTCCAAATACATTATCCTCCTTATTTCCCCTACTTGTTTTTCAGTTAATTTTGCTCTTCCATTTTTTTCTCCACGAGTATTATGTAATCCCAAAGAAAAAGAATGTTTCATATTTTCAGATCGATCTACACATTCTAAATCACAAAAATCATTTTCTTGCTTACTTCCAACTTTATGGTTTATTTCTTCTCCTTCAAAAATTTCTCCAGCAAAAGTTTCCCAAACAACTCTATGAAGTCTAAGAGCGCAATATTTCTTTTTATTTGAAGAAAGATTCACATACACATAATTTCCTGCTCCAAGCCTTGTTTTTATTCTTAATCCAACAACAGCTTTGTAACTTAAACCTTTCCTAATGCGAATTATTATCCCATCTTTAGAAATCATATAATCTTCAAATAAAATTTTCTCTCCATTCCTCCAAATCCTAGGAGTTCTCCAAGTTCTCTTCTTAATTTCTTCAAAACTTAAATCACCCACTAAATCTTTAATCTTTAAAGGGAATAGCTTCATGCGCCACACCTCTAATGTCGAATAATATAATTCATAATTTCCAGGAAGGATTCTTTGGTAATTCTGGCTCCCATTCTTTTCTGGACAGCATCAGCAATGTCATTGCGAAAATTGTCAGAAGCAAGAGGCAACCTAAATTTTGCATTACGCTCCAAAAATTCACAACAGGAAATATATATGGCATCGTCATTAAGGGACGACAGCGAAGATAAAGCTTCGCTATAATTTTCATGCTTATATGCATAAAAGCTTCTGGCAAGAGTAAGCCCATCATTCAACAGCGTAAACGAATTTTGCTCACCATCAGGAAAAGTTGTATCACCTTCACGAATCCTTTCTTCCTCAACAAAAAACATGTCAAGCTCAACTACAAGCTGTGAAAATTTATTAAATCCAAGACTAGAATCTTTCATGGCAAATGGGTGGGAATTTACATGGTCATATGCATTGAATTGATACTCAGCATTCAATACTCTAGATGTTATTTCATCCTGAGTATCATACAAATGCAAACTGTTAGACAAGTGAGTCTGAAACCCAACGGGTATGTCTAGCAACATCGCCATCGTTTCCAACAATACAGAAAATTGCACCACATTCGTATTGAACAGTCCATAATTCACATCATTAGACCGATTAAAAATAGTGAAATGCAGCTTGCCATTCCTAATCAAAAACTGCATAGCAATATTGCATGGTTTATCCGCTGTTTTCCAAAGAGGATTATCATACGCCGGATTCCAAAAAGTAATGATAGCCTGCCTTGTATCAGGTTCTTTTCTTAAAAGTTCATAGCAATCCGCAAACTGGTCTCTGGCGTATGTGAATTTATCTGCACTTCTATGCATCCCTGCCTTTCGCAGCCTTATACCATAGGGAGCATGAAATTCTCCTTTACCATCTGAATACTTTCTCATATTCTTAAGGTAATAAGAAATGAATTCAACATCTCCTCTGCCACCAAGAATCCAAATGGCTTCAAGAATTTGAAAGTAAGGATGAGCATGGCGACCAGGGCAGGTAATTATTCGTCGGTACGGCTTCAAGAATGTAATCATAGCAGGTCTTACTTCGAGTGTTTGCAAGCCACGAGGAGAAACATCCTTACCCTTTTCCAGCAATTGTGAAAGGATATCCACATACATATCGTTAGGGCTATCGCCTTCTGCAATGAGAAAATTAGTTTTCCATTCAGCTTCTTCAATCATCGATCAACCTCCTCACTTTGCTTTGTTCATTAGTCAGAGAAACCCGAATTTCTACCGGATTATTTTCCGTACGAAAACGCACAAATTCAACCGACCGACCCTCCATTAAGGCCTGAACCTTTGACATCAATGAAGCAAAATCTTGAATTCCAATATTAATCTTAACTACATCTGGCCCAATAAGGCTTTCCATTCTAAAATGCGGAGCATTATATTCTGTTACAATTCCCTTTTTTTCCATCATCCCTCCTCTTCCTCTGTCGGACCAACGTCTTCAATTCTACATTCAATATCGTTATCAAACAAAAATTTCAAGGACATGTATCTTCCAACAAAAAATCCCATCAAGGATAAGATTCCACATGGAATAATAGCCCACCATGAACCTCCGTTTAAAATTTGATAAATTGCAAAACAGCCAAGACCACCTGAAAAATATGAAACAACCAATCCTTTATCAACTGATCTATAAATAACATCCTTAATTGCATCTTCGTCCATAAATGCCTCCGCATAATTTATTTAGTGTTTTTATACTATACAGTTTCCGTACCGGAGAGTTCAGGGTTTATTTCCGTACGCATTAAAACAATAACGGCCAATGCCGACCATGAATGCTCACGTTTCTTATTTTTTGTAATATGTTTAATGGGATAACCCAGAGATCTTAACGATCTCATTCTAGATCGAGGTGATACTGAATGCACACACATATTTTCTCGGCCTTCAGCTTTCGGGCTTAAACAATCTGGACAGGTATGCTCTACAAAGAAGGGGATTGCTTCGAAATATCCCTGCCTAACTAACTGTAGACGTAACGTGTAAATTTCCTTTTGGAACTTAACAAGCTGATATGAAAGAATGTTCTTCTTGTTATGGGTGAAGATATGATCTTGCAATCTCCTCCCATGCCACCGAGGTTCACTGCCAGCTTTAAAATCGCACCACGGACAGTTCTTACCACCAACAACCTCCCTGAAAGGTTTTTCAAATACAGCAGCCTTCTTTCCTATGATTACATCTGCAACTTGTTGAGCAGTTACACCAAGATGGTTGAAATCATACATATAACACCCGTTAGGCTTAACGATCTTTGGCGTCCACTTTTTTATTTTCACTATATCAATCATCTTAGGGATCATAAAAACATCTCCTTCAATTGCTTCCAATTAATTCATCAGGATTGTATTTATGCAAAATATTCACAATGCATCCTCTACTAACGCCAAATAATTCAGCAAGATTTCTTTGAGAAATTTTACCACAAGAATAAACTCTTATCATTTCTTTAATTTCCTCTATATTCACCAACCTATGAGGCCGTTCTTTTCTTTTATAAAATTCTTTTTTATTCCAAATTCCTCCATGTTCTGTAGCAATTTCTTCAGGAGATTTACGTAAATGATTCCTTTGTTTTCCAGTAAGAATATCTCGAACATGACCTGCAGAAATACTATAAAAATCAGCAATCTTATTTCTTGACCACTTCTTCTTATAGTATAATGATCTTATCTTCTTAACCTCTTTATCTAAAACTTTAGTATGTTTTCGATCTTCTCCTCTTGGAATCAGCCCTAATCCAACAGCATGTTTCATATTTTCAGCATGAGTAACATACTCCAAATTACTTAATCTGGAGTTATGTTTATTCGCATCTTTATGATTTACTTCAAATCCATCTAAAGGTTTACCTAAAAATGTATGAGCAACTATTTTATGTAATCTTAATCTATAAAGTTTGTGTTCACCAGGTTTTCGAAGAGAAATCCAAGGATATTCTCCAAATCCAATTATAGCTTCTTTCCCCTTCCAAGTATTCAATCCATCAGTCCATCTAAAAATTCGTCCTGAACGAGAAACAACATAATCGGGAAACTTTATCGTCTCTCCTTTGGAATAAACCTTTACAATTCTTACTTTCATTTTTTGCCCACCAACATAAGAGTTGCGATTGTTAAATATTTCATCACAGGATATTCGTACTGAACACCTAACTGATCAAGTAAACTGTAAACATTAATCCCAATAGATTCTAAAGATGGCATCCCTCCTCTTTTGCAAGGCGGATTTTCTCTAATTGGACACTTACGTTGACACCAATCACAATGCCCCTGAAGATATGTTTCACACTTAAATCCAGCCTTGCGATTTACTTTTTTCATTTTCATCATAATTTTCGTTAGATATCTAGCTCCAACAGCTTCAATTCCCTTCAGCTGACGCCCACTATCAACCACTCGCAATCTAAAATGATCATAATCCTTTTGATCTTTTTTATACCAAAATCTTTTTGAACCATCATTCTTAAAAACATAAACATATGCTTTATCAAATGAATTAACATATTTAATTGTGGAATTAAGAGTTCGATATTGAGGATAAGTTTGATATAAGAGGGGCAAGCAAAGAGATCCTCGATTATACAGCCCACAATTTTGACACAACAATCGTGAATAGGCTGTAATTGGAAGATCCTTAGGATCCATCTTATAAATCCCACTAATAAACTGTGGAAAATTCTTCTTATGAATGTACCTTAGTTTTTCTGTCATTAGACACCCACTATCCCCACTGTCCTAAAAATTGTATCAACTCCTCTCTCACTAGAGAACATTTGATAGATAAACTTCTTTTGAAGCATGTTTGCCACCTTCAATGTATGAAGAGAAGCTTTATCGTTATAGAAAGTAATTTTTGATTCTAATTCTGCAAGGTCATCAACCAAGTAGTTAGGACCAAGATACTTATCTACCCCATGCAATTCTCTGGGAACAAGCAGTATGCATCCGGCAAGTATAACTTCAAGCCACCTATGTACGATATGCCCTGAATCATAATACCGTTGCCTTGCCACAGACAAACAAGTTCTTGAAGCATTATATTTTCTCCACACTTCTCCTTGTGGGATGCCTTCATTCATCACAATCGAACCGGCATGCTTCGCAAATCCTACATACCCTACAGATCGCTTGCTCATACCTCCACCAAACAGATTCAATTTATTTTTATCACTTAATGGAGAGAAATATTTCTTGATTGTTTTCCTGCGCTCTGAGTCATTCCCAATATAAGTTGTACGGTATGGCACCTTTTTTTCTACCGAGTACATACCGATGTCCTTACTGAGCCAATACGGGGGCAAGAAAGGCACAACACTAATCTTAGGATTAAGCTTCCGAACTTTGGTTATTGCTATTCCTGGAATTTGCACAAGCCAGTGAGCATTGGCAGCTATCTGTAGGAAATCATCTCTTGAAAATTCGTTATCAGCACCTGAAAATCGAAACACTTTCTTCAAACTATCTTTCTCTTTAGCCCTTAGAGTTTTAAACTCATAATCCCATAAGAAAACGGGAATACCTCTACGAGCATACATAAAATTCAACACATAGAAGATCATGTTTTCAGGAAAGAAAGAAGGAAAAGCATTCATAATAACAAAATCAACATCAGGAAGCTCCATTTCATATGTATCTTCACATTCATTCACACAATGAAGAATCCAATCAGCTACTGGTTCCCAAGACCTTGGAAGCTTTTTCCACTCCGTACTATGGTCAAACATCTTCGGAGCAAATGCTTCAAAGTTATTAGTAGAACTGAAAAGATTATGAATTTCACAACCCCTTGCCAAAAATTCTTTCAACAAAGGAATTTCTAAAAGATTACTCGTTACATTACTCACAATTCTAGGATGAGGCAAACAAGCTTTAAATGCCCATCCAACCTTGACAGTCTTTCTCATATCATTTGGATCTGGAGTTACCGTTACCTTGGACTGCATGAATCGCCCCAACACTTCTTCTAAATTAAAGCGATCCAAAAACTGAGCATCCCAAAACTTAGCGTTCTTGCTAAGGAGTTCCCTCGCTTCTCCTTTATCAAATGTAAAGGGCATATCTGAAATTTCTTTTGGTTTAAATATCTCAGGCATGACTATCCTTTCTTTTTCTTCTTTGAAAACTTGGGCGGCTTCGCTCCTTCAAGACAAAATGCGTTTGCAACATCAACATCCATGTGGCAGAAAGCCGACATGACAAGATCCTTACTCATGTTCTTTGTTACTTCATCATAGAACTTCCGGTGTTCTTTGGACATATTCTTAAGGATAGTCTTCTCCGTACCAGACCAGCCATAAACACGGATGACTCCCAGCCCTGCCTCTTTAACCATCGTTCTTAATTCAGGGGGAGAATATTCTCTGATATGAAACGGGAACTTGCCAACAGTATTCCTGGCATTGGGAGTTGAAATGAAAAACCTACCCTTGGGCCTAAGGATTCTCTTTATTTCCTTCAAAACTTTCACAGCATACTTCTGTTCAAAATGTTCAATGACTTCTCCAAAAAACACACAGTCCACAGTACCACTCTTAATGAACCCCAGAGGATAAGTCATATCATGCTGCACATACATGGCTGGTGTTCTGGCAGAAACAATTGCCTGGAAGCCTTGCATGAGCCTCGTATGGTCCAAATCAACACCGACATAAAGAGGGTTTTTATAATAAAAGGAACTGCTCATGATCTTTCGAATCTCACCTACATCACATCCGAGGTCAACAATCCTTGCTCTCCTATTTGGAATAACAGGCACTCTCTGCGCCCACTCATAATGACGATATAACCAGTCAAACCTCCTGGAAAACCGCATCATTCCACGGCCAAATCCTTCCAGCATAAAATCTGTGCCACAATTTTCAATGGAAGAGTCATGCTTGTTAGCCGTAAGATTCTTGCTTAAATGAAGAGAATTCATCTTTACTGCAAAGGGCTTGCGCTTCTTCTTTAAAGCTTCGAAGTCAACAAAGCAATTGAAAGCTTGTTTAATTGTCTGCAACACAGCTTTCTTGGGAGCTCCCTTCAAAGAAAGCTCAGGAAGTTGATCTTCTGTTATTTTTTTACCTGCCATGTCATTCTCCTAAAAGAAAACTCCCCACCCCACCAATGGCAGAGCAGGGAGCTTATCTAGCATTAACTACCGACGCTCAAGACTGTTATTTTTTCTTTTTCTTACCGGCTTTCTTCTTGCCAACCACTTTCTTCTTGGCGGTGGCCGGTTTCTTGGCCGGAGCCTTCTTCTTCTCAGCTTTCGAGGCAACCTTTTTCTTCCCAGCTTTCGAGGCAACCTTTTTCTTACCGGCCTTTTTGGGCTCATCTTCCTTCTTCGGAGCGGCCTTTTTCTTGGCCGGGGCAGAGTTCTTTTTGAAGTACTCGGCATACTGCTTCACGATTTCCAGGCCCACATCGATCTCATCTTTCTTAATGGTCACCCGAACGGCCTTGTACGGTTTATCCCAAAAAGAACACATTTTCCGTTGGGCCTTTTTCTTGGGCGAGAAAAGCTCATCGTCATTCTTGACCGACTTGTTCAGCCAGAGGTTAAGTTCGTTCTCAGTTGCTTGTTTAACAATGGAGCAGAAGTTGGGGCCGCCTTTGCCGAGAGTCACGACAGTAATGGACTTTTTGTGTAAAATGTCGCCGAAAGCCTTCAGTTTTTTCAGGAATGGTTTGAAAGAAATGGGAACAACGGTTTGATCGCCATCAATGGTAAGCCTGTTCACTCTCACACCACCGCCGGAACCGCCTTTACCCTTGGACTTAACTTTAATTTTTTCTTTACCAGGGAACCGAGGCTCTTCACCGGGAAGGGTTTCTTCCTCTTCTTCTTCCTCCTCCTCCTCTTCTTCTTCTTCTTCCTCCTCCTCCTCTTCTTCTTCCTCCTCCTCTTCCTCTTCCTCTTCTTCTTCTTCCTCCTCCTCTTCCTCTTCCTCCTCCTCCTCTTCCTCTTCCTCTTCTTCCTCCTCCTCTTCTTCCTCCTCCTCTTCTTCCTCTTCTTCTTCTTCCTCTTCTTCTTCTTCCTCTTCTTCTTCTTCCTCTTCTTCTTCCTCCTCTTCCTCCTCTTCCTCTTCCTCCTCTTCCTCCTCCTCTTCTTCTTCGGCCTCCTCTTCCTCTTCTTCGTACTCCTCCTCATCTTCAAATTCAAGATCAGATTCGTCGAATTCCAATTCTTCCTCTTCTACCTTTTCCTTCTTTTTCTTCGCCATACTACACCGCCTCCATAATTGAAAGTTTACTTCTATTAGCCACATGCTAACAAAAAAATTTGATATTCAAAACACTATACACTATCCATTTTTATGACTTCTAAAACACATGCTGCCTCGCCTCCAACAGAGTGTTTTTAATCTCTTTTTTCGTAGCTTCATCCGGATCTTTACCATTAGGTAATACACAAGTGCGAACAGTCTTATCTAAACACATTTCATTAAGAACCTTACTATTTCTTTGGAGAAGAATTTTATCTACAGACCCATCAAGCATTGAATACACAGATTCTGATTTCATACGAGAAATAAGCAAGGCTTGCCTATAGCTCAAAAAGTTTCCAAGTATACCAATCACATTAATGCCAAGCTTTTTAAGAGCAAGATAATCCCACACACCTTCTACGTACACCAATGGCTTAGGATTATTAAAAGCTTCTCCATATCCATAAATCATTTCAGAAAGAAATGATTGCTTAGGAAACAGAGACTTGCGAAATTTTTCACCTCTCTTCTTAGCTGCTGCTTTCAATTGCTTATATCTTTTCTTACTCATCGATGTTACAGCCGTAAAAGTTTCACTCTTCAATGTTTTAATTGGAAAAATTAATCTCCTGGCATAAAACCCTGACTGACACACCCTTGCATCAGTAGACTTAGCAAGGTTATAACTTATTCCCCTTTCGACAAATACTGCCGGAAAAGATTTCTTCGTTATCGGAAACAGTTTCTTTGGCAGAGGGTTCTTGAAAAAAGTTTCAGCAGTATAAAGCTCTTCTGGTCCCGCCATGTCCTCAACCAGCAAATCCCTTACCCTACCCCTTAAACCAGTAACCGATCTATCTACGATGTCCTCTAACAGCTTATGAGCAGCTTCTATATCTATACCCAAGACAGCCATTATCAGAATAAGCCCATTACATTGCCACTTACATCTATGACATACACCAACATCCTTCTCTTCATTGAAATAAAAATGATCATCCTTAGAACAAGAAGGGCATGCCATAATCAATTCACTTGTGCCAGAAACTCGTTCCCAAGTTATAGCCTTACTGCTCTTCAATATTTTAAGTGCTGAATTCTTCATTAATGCTCGCTCGAGCTTATAGTAAATGTACTAAACGGAGTCTGAAGATAATCGCCATCTTTAAATTCATTATATGTAGGGTATGTATGCTGAATCTTTTTATTTCCCAACAAATGCTCAATAGCATTTAAAATATCTTCAACTTGAACTACTGAAAAACATGGACTTGGATCACCTTTAACACAGGACGCATGCCCATGCTTAAAACCTGGGGAACATGCCACATTACAATCTATGCCCACAGAATGTTTATAATATTTCATCCGCAAAACAGAAGGGAAGCAACCATAAAGTCCGACAATTGGCACATCTAAAGCTCCAGCTATATGGATAAACGCTGAATCTGGTGCAACCATCACATCCATCTGTGACGCCATGGCAATAGATTTTCGTAACGAATATTGTTTAGTTGTCATATTTACAAAATTACTATTCTTCCCAAATAATACATCGAAATGAGTTCCAATCCCTTTCTGTTTTTCTCCACCAAAAATAAACACACAATAGCCCATAGCAAGCAATCGACGAACAAGAGAAATTGTCTTCTCAAATGAAAAAGTTCTAATCGGAGAAGATGCCTCCAATTGTATGCCAATCTTGGGAGCTTTCTTTTCATGCCGCCACCGAGACAAATTCTTTTTCGCATCAACAATTTCAGCACCAGATAAATATATTCTAGAAACCTTATGCTCAGACCCAAGCGTTTTATAATCAACTCCTGCTACCTCATAAAACAAATCAACAGCATGTGTAACCTGAGCATTATGAGAATTACTTTCAATAGTTCCTTCAAATATAAGGTGCCAAGTGCATCTCATAACTTGTTCAACACGAAAAGGCATTTCTACTATCTTATCTATATATGGATTATTTTCCAACACAGAGCAATACATGGGCGAAGTGCCTACTGTTATATCAACTTCATAATTTTCCTTAAGAAATTGAACCAAAGGCAACATGAACATCACATCCCCAATGCCACCACTGCGAAATAACAAAACTGAATCTCCCTTTTTAATTTTAGAAAGATCAAGAGGCTTATACATATCCTCAAATTTCATAGTTTCTTCAATGAATCCTGGATGAATCTGCTTTAACTGGTGTAGAACTCCAGGAGCCATGACATATGAAGATCCAGCTTTAAGAGTGAGCCCTCCATACACAGTAATGTCAGAATAAGCATTAGCTATTACCATTTTATGTCTCCTCATTGTAGATAGTCATTATTGCAGCACCATCCATCTTTCCATCTTGATCAACAAGACCTTCTTCATTCATGTACCTTTGATACTCGGCAAAAAATTCAGCCTTGCCAATGACCTTATGCTTTTCCAATAATGAGGTGGTTGTTATCAAATTTCCCTTCAAATTAACAAGCTCTTCCGCCATAGTTCCAACCTTTTGTTCTATTCCTAAAATTAATCCAGGAAATAGCTGGCGAATTCTTTCATCGATATGCTTATTTCTAAGCGCCATGTTAATCTTCTTTGGTTTTGGAGTTCTAAATTTCTTTTTAGCCACAGCTTCCTCCTATACACACTCTAAGAATCTCATCCTGGCAGAATCTTTGAACAGTTCCTGATTAATCTTGCCAGGGCCATCCCTATTTTTATCTAGCGAAAATGTAACAATGCTATCTTTAACTTGGTCTTCTGTTTGAGACATGATATAAACTATATCAAGAATACGAGCTTTATCATATGCTTCTGCTAAATCTTCAACAGTTGATAGCTTATACTTAGATGATGACTTTAATTGTGTCGTTGTTAAACCAGCCATTCTTTTAACCTTCAGGTAGAACTTAAAATCCCAATAAATAGAAGCCCGTTCTAGTCGATAAGAATCATATGACCGAGCCGCACTCATAATGTCACATGAATCAACAATTAAAAACTCAGTATCAAATCCATCAGCCTTCAACAATTCAAGCTCTTTATCTATCAATGTAATATTAGTTTCTTCCTTAACAGTTTCTTTAATGACAACATCATTTGTTAATCCAGCCTTTAATGCTCCAAACACCTTTTTGAAATGAGCCAATTCTTTTTTATTAAATTCATAAAGCTTTATGGTGTCATACCCAACCTCTGTAAGTCTGGAATCATATCTTTGTGCAGTTTGTTCAGCCAAATTTTCTAAGGTAAAGTGTGTAACATTCAATGTATCAAGTAATGAATTGGCCCCAAACTCTCCAGCGACAATAGATTTTCCCATTCCAGTTAAACCTGCAACAGTAGCAGCTTCCGATAATTGAATCCCCTTCGTGGCAGCATTAATCTTACTGTATGGAGTGGAGATAAATCGTTTAGGAATGGGTATTTTGGCAAGTGCTTTACGAACTGTTTGTCTCATTTCCCAATCGCCAAGTACGCGCATTGTAACAGTATCTTCTTGTGTACCTAATAAAACAGACGAAACAAGCTCTTTCTTTGCAGCTGAAAGGTTTCCCTTTTCTAAATGCACAAGGGCTTTATCAATTCCAATTAAAGCCTCTTCTTCTTCAATCTTCTTAGAAATATTGTCTTCCATATATCTCAAAGAAGTTTTCACCTTACGCCTATAGAGCTTATCTATAACAATCAAAAACCGCTTTCGTTTATCCTTATTAAAAGCAGTTTTCATAAGCTCTTCTTGAAACACTTTCTTTGTTGGTGGTTGCTTATACTTAGAATAATACATGCGAATAACTTTATAAGTCCATCGCAATGGTTCACTTCTAAAATGCTTTGGCATGATTTTTCTTGAAAATTTGATAAATTTCTTACGATCCTTAACAAATACAGACAGCAAGTCTGCCTCAAATGAAGATAGCCCCATGTTTAATCCCTCGCTATTTCTTTAAAGAAAGAAGCCATATCCTTACCACACTTAGTCGTTCTTACATCAACAGCTAAAGAAAAATCAAACACACGACTATGAGATCTAACCATATTCTCAATAGACTTTTTATATATCTTCTTAAAGCTTTTCCATGAATAATTTGTGATAAGTATGGTGGGACGACGTAATGATACTCTCTTTTTATATAAAGACTTAAGTTCTGAAATAGCAAACTCGCTTCTCTTACTCTCATTACCAATTTCATCAATAACAAGAAGGTCAACCTTCATGATTTCATCGAGCATTGCTTCCACAGATGAATCAAAAGAAAAAGACTTTCTCGCAAGTTTCAGATAGTCTGCAAAATCTATGTTGTGTACGGTAAACCCATTCATAACTGCATAATACAACAACTTAAGGCCAAGAAATGTTTTGCCTACACCATTCTTGCCAAGAAACAAAAACCCATAAGGAGTCTTAATAGCCTTGACAATATGCTTAACATACGGATTAATTATCTCCTTTCTTATTTCTATTTTATCTCCAGTTATTGCATCGACAACTACCCGGCCATATATCTTTTGATTAAGCAAGCTTTCATATGGAACATTTGAATATATAAAAATAGAAATATACTTGAATCGAGTTCTACACTTACAAGCAGTTACCGCTCTATTTACAAAAGTAAGAACCCCTTTGCTCTGCCTCCTTGAAAATGTATTAAGGAATCCCGTACCCTTACAAGGTTTATGCTTCTTTATAATTCTTTCACGCAAATCATCAAGCTGCTCTTCCATAGCTTTCTTGCGAATATTTTTATTAATCATCGAGAAGCTCCTTCTATAGCCTCACAAAATGCTTTAGCAATTGCTGACAAATCCTTTTTCTTCAAACACTTCTGGTGAAGATTAGTCAATGTAAAAGCATTTTTCACACGCATCACATATTTATGAAATGAAATCACTTTCTCAGTAGAAAGATTTTGAACTACAACTTCAGAAGTGACTGAAGAAAAATAAAAAGCTCGCACTTTCGTCCTATAAAATTCAGTATATACATCATCCTTAAAGATGACGCTACCCGTTTCATCATCTTCTGAATCTGTACCGGCAAGAACATTTCCCTCATCATCTTTCTTACCATCACGCTTCTTGCTTATGCCTTTGTCAAGTAAATATTCCGACAACCGTTCCTCCTTATTAGCAAAAGAAAAGACACTGGTATACGGTAGACGATGGCCGCCCTGTGTTTTCCAATATGCATTAAGGCGATCTATTTCTTCCAACATATAATTCAAGTAGTCATCAATTTCTTTTTCAGTATCAAAATATTTAGCCAGCTTATCTCCAAGTTCATTAAGAACCTTAGACCATTTCTTGAGTAAAGGAGCTACTGGTCCCCTGCTTATGTCGGACATGAAAAGCTTAAGTTGCATTCTTACTTTTCCAGCTCGCATATTTGACCTCTTCAACTCGAAATTCAGGCTCCATTTTAAATGTGAGAAACCTGTTTATGGAGTGTCTTAAAAGATTTTTTTCACAAGAATCAACCATATCATAAATTCTTACAATATTTTCAATGTCTGTGCGAACATCAATTTCTCCAGGCAATATAGGTTTTCTTATTACCCTGCCTGTCTTTTGAATAACAGAACGAATACCTTTTGTGTCAGTAATCTCTTTTCCGCCGCCTCCATCGGCAGAAATTAAAACACCAACAGTAGGGATATCAATTCCTTCAACCCAAATGGAAGAAGCAATAACAACCCTAACATCTTTATTCTTAAATTCATTCTTTACCATCATCCGTGTTTCATCTGGAGTGCTGCCATGTATAAACCGAATATCATCTGGATAAATACCGGCATCCTCTAGCAAATCCTTAAGGATTTTGCCATGCCGAATAATACGAATTATGATAAGAATAGTAGGCTCATCAATATGATTGTATTCGTGTAGAGCCACAGCAGAAACGATTTCATTCCGAATTTCACTATCCACAATGCCCTTAGCATAAGCCGATGCATACATTAACCCCTTAGATAAGTTCGGCGAATCATATTTAAACATTGTGATTTCAGGCCTTGAAACAAATCCTTCCTTAATGAGGAAAGACATAGTCACTCTTGAAAGTGGCGGTCCAGTAACTGATTCAAGTTCTAAATCACTTGTGGATAAGTTAAATGGCGTCCCAGAAAAGCCATGCCTGGCTATAGTTCCTGAACACTTTCTGACAGTCTGCTTAAACATCTTACTATCAATAGTATGATGTGCTTCATCAAGAATGAGATGCTCAATCTTATTCAAATAGTTAATGACAGTTCGATTTTTATTCTGGACAGATTTATTCCAAAGAGTATTAATGACAGCAACGGTAACATCTTCAGGTTCAAACCTGCCTTCTTCAATAAGGCCGATCTTCATGCGCAGCATACTGCCAAGCTCTTCTCTGTGTTGCCGTGCCAGATCTTTAGTTGATACAACAATGAGAGTTCTTCTAAACCTGTCCATCTTCAATGCAGTAATGGTTGCAGCAAATTGAACCGTCTTACCGGCACTTGTCGCCCACCAATACACCATGTATGGAACATTTAATCCGCGAATTAAACCATCAACTTGATAAGGTCGTAACTGAAACTTGAAATGCTTAAGGTTCTTTATCACCCTAGCTTCAGTCCATTCAAATGTCTTTCGTGAATCTTGTATTTCATATAGTAACTTATTATTCTTAAGAATCTGACAAATACGATACATCAATCCGGATGGAAATGTATGGTAAGAAAGACTATACTTCTTTATCTTTCCATCCCACTTACCATCTATATATGCATCTGCAAATTGGTAATTTTCAGCATAGTAAGAACATGCTTTATTAATCTGATATTCAACTTTCTTTGGACAATTAATTAACTTTCCACGCAATGAACCGACTTTAACAATAACCTTATTGCTCATAATAATACTCGTTAAGGGTTAAAATTCACACTACATAATACGCCATAAAAAATTAAGACTTCCGCCCTACCACCACTTTCATAGCTTAACTCTTCTTCCCTGTCAGTATAGCCATCTTACATCTGAGTCGATAATCCTTATCCTGCAATGCTTCCATGCTATATGCATCTTTAAATTCCCTAGAAGCTTCTGTATGCAAAGAATACAATAGATGCTTTTGCCCCGGCTGTAAAGTTTTATCATTCAGCCAACTGAGAAGCCTAATGTCAAACCTGTATGTAATGAATTTCAAATCGATGAATCCTGCTCCTCTCATCATCTTAAGAAGATCAGACAGCAAGTAACAATTACGATTCTCCTTAAGACTAAAGATTCTCCTATACTCATCAATAATTGAATCAGCTGGAGGGATGGCTTCAGCGATAAGCACATGACCATTTGGTTTGGTAGCTTCGTAGATTTTACGAAGAGCTTTTTCATCATTTCCATTTAACAAATGGTGAATGAATAGGCTCATAATAGTCACACTATAAAAATCTTCAAAATCATCAATGAAGTTAAAAAAGTCAGAGCAGACAAACTTCAGCCCCGGACCCTTCTTGAGCTTAGCTCCGTCGATCATGCTTTCTGATAAATCAACACCAACAACATTTGAATGCCTGAAATTATCCTTCACCACCTTGGTAATTGTTCCACGACCACATCCTGCATCAAGAATCCATGAACCATAATTAATTCCAAAAGGCTTCATCATACGAACGATATTGTATGCAGTACGTTTGCTCCTAACATCATCAAGGTCTTTATATGTTTCGCCTCTCTTTTCCCAATAAAGAAAATCCGACTGCATTAGAATTCCTCCAGTAAATGACTTAAGGTTTCTTGTTTCGTCTTCATTTGTTTTTTATGCACCCTAAATACAGGACACTTTATACAAGTAAAACTTCTCCATTTTTTATGAGCAGCAATATTTAAACAATCATCATACCTATAGCAAGTAATATGACGAACTATTTCAATCTCTTCAAAAGAAACTAACAAATTTCTTTCCGTTATAACATAATGCTTTTTCATATGGAATAAAGCTCGTTATAGAAATCAATAAAATCTCTTTGAAAAGAAAAACGTGTATTGTAAACTCCTCGGGCATTGAATCTGAAATGTTCAAGCTCAATCAGAATATGTTCCAAGCATAAACAAAAATCTAGAGGATGAGAATACAATGCTCCATTAATCATCTGTGAAACAAAATATGTTTCAGCAAAAGCACGTTCGCCAAGCAATAAGGGCATACCACATGCCAAAGCTTCTACGACTGACCTGTTGGTAGTAGTAGAGGGGTTCTCCGGCTTAATATTAGGCCATACAAAAACCCCACACTTACCAAGAAACTTACACAAATCATCTTGAAGCATAAAATTCTTCAAAAATATTTGTTCATTATCATACTCATTATCAATCACTTTACGAATATGATTATAGTGCTCAGCCGTTCTGGTGAAATCTCCAACGATAACCAAAGTATTATCTGAATTACTGACAGTTTCTATCATAACTTCAATCTGTTTTACCGGAACAAATCCAGCAACATATACACAATCATATTCCATTTTTTCTGCATATCCAGGATAAAACATAATCGGATCAGCGCACCGCTTCCGAACAATAACCCTATCTTTATGGGGAGTTTTCATTCGATCAACTTGTAAAGGGTGATTAACAACTATATGGTCAAAATGATCTAAAAAACTGGAAGTCCCACAAGAAGAGCCGGCAGGAGAAAAAATCATCTTTTTAATATCAGGAGAATAATGCTTAAAATTACTAGCATAAAATGGATAACTTGGCCAACTATGATTCCCGTGCATATGAATTACATCCGGATTAATCATCCTTTCAATGTAAGACCAGACTTCCATAGGGTTCCAGGCTTTCGGCAAGAAAATGACCTTATAGTTTTCAACATCAATTACTACGGGAGTGAGCATTGGATGAGGAGTTTGTAATCGCCCAATAACATACAGACTAAACTTCCAAGAGAGATATCTCATAGAATTTGAATCATCATACGCTTCAGTCAATTGTTCTTTATTCTGAAACACATAATCTATCAGCTTACACACTACAATCTTTTTATTCATAACTCATCCTCAATTCATTTGGAGACAACTTATCTGGATTCCATGTGAATCCACTCAATAGGTGATCAATGCATCCCATGCTAACTGAATATTTTTGAGCAATTTGTTTTCTCATACCACTTCCATATTTCTTTTGAGCATTATAACATGAAATTCTTATTTCATCAACATCTCCCTGTGACAATTTGCCATTAAAATTTCTTTCTCCCATTCGTTGATTACTCATAAGTTTTTTTGTTTTTATAGAATGTCTTTTGCCAAAATGACTATTGCTGATTTTCTCCCTAGTTTCTACAGAAAGAGACTTGCCTGTTTTATGGAGAATAACATGCTCAGCTCTGCTTAAGTGATCAAGATTAGTTATATGATCATGAACTTTATTTTCATCTTTATGATGAATAAGATTCCCATTTAAAATAGGACCCTTCCACGCCATCCAATTAAGAGACGCCATCTTAATTTCATTATGGTAAACTCCATTAATTTTAATTGAAATTACCATATATCCATTATGAAGATGAGGCTTTAATCTCCTTCCCGTTTTTCTATCCATAATGCATGTTCCGGATTCAAGAATGACATATCTCTTGTCAACCTTACCATTGCAATCTCTTAAATATCTAACTTTGATTTTCTCTCTCATCACGTCTCCTAAAGCTTAATCCAAAAGCGAGAACGAACTCCTTCTTCTCTCAGCTTTACGTTTTCTTTAAGCTGAGCAAACTTCATGAAATCCATAAAGGGATGAATAACTTCTGGGTTTACTTCTGAAATCCAATCGTGGCAGCCAATTACATCCCCCTTCGCAAGATATTTGGCATAAGTTTTAAGTTCCTTTTCTTTGTTGCCGTTATCGCAATACAAAATCTTTCTTCTCCCCGCATTATCTCTCAGAAAATCCGCCAACATAAGATTGTTGTCAAGAATATCTTCAACATAGAAATAAACCTTATGCAAATCAAAAGCAGCTAAGACATTGACGGCAACATCTGCCTTGTTATCAAACGTATGAATTTCCACATCCGGCATTTCTTCATGGAAAACCAGTGTGGCCCCACCATAACAAGTGCCAAGCTCAATCAACATTTCGGGATTATACTTCTTGAATATGTCCAGTAAGACTGGAAAATACTGAGGTCCATGCTTTGTATAAGCTGTCACCTTCGGATCAACCTTACTTACATAAACACATCTTCTATCAGACTTGGGATCATCTTTTTCATACTGCCGAAATTCCATAATGCTACTCCTTTATAATTGGATAATTAACTTCACGAAACCCTGTCCACAAATGAGCTTTGTTCTTTGGCAATCCAAAATTGGTTGCGCTCCTCTTATAAAACAAAGACCGATCCTTCTTCTTCATAAGAGTTTTCTTTTCCTGGCTATCATACAGCAATTCACTATTGATTATATCTACATTAATAGCAGCACCACTGTTCCAAAGAACTGCATACCGGCCAAGAAGAATAGCTCTACAAGCAAGTTCGTCATCGCAATAATTCATCACATATCCACCATGAAACCAACCTCTATTATATATTGTGAATTTCATAGAGGACATACCGATGTTTGCTTTATTTATCTTACCACCAAAAGAAAGTACGCCAACTTCATCTGGAAATACTGTTTCAAATCTGGCAACAACATTGTTCAACCAGTTATACTTTAACGAAACTGTATTAGTCAGCCATATGAACCTATTAGTTCTAACTCTATTAAAGAGATAATTAAACCCCTTAACAGAATAGAATCGCTCTGCTGAATTATTGTAATACATTTCAATGAGATGAAAGCGATGACCATATTCTCGAATTAAAGATTCGACCATACCATTAATCTTATCATCATGGTCAACAAACATTAGAAGAGTAACAAATTCAGAATTTAATGTAGCTGCAAGTTCATCGAACAGTTGTTCAAGATGAGCATGCCTCCCCTTTAATGGAATAAGAACACTAACTGGTTTCATATCAATCCTCGAGATATAGAAGAAGTCTATTCAGCACTTCGGGAAAAGAAGGCGGACGTTTAAGATTTTTCGTTAATTGAAATAATACTTCCAATTCATCATGTTCGATATGCCCATAACAACTACCTCTTCCTGTAAGTCTTGATCAACATAAGGATCTTTTCAACAAGCCCATCTGACTGCTCAAGCTTATCAGCAGCTTCATGTCTCGCTTGTCTCTGAATATCATCTGAAAATCCATGCGGATTACGAAGGATATGCACTATATTCTTTGTAGTCATGATTATTCCTTCAAAAATGGTTTATAAAGTTTGAGTAATGCTGATGAACATATTTATACGAAGGAAACTTCTTAGCCTGTTTGGATACATATTCTCCACCTTTTATTGTTGAATCTATATGCCAGAACTGCAAATTTGGACAGATGAAATTGTTATAGCCAGCATCCCACCAATCACCGCACCAAGTATTACACATTCGTTTAGTGAACGGACGCTCTGCAAACTTCTTTCTAAAAACAAAAGAAGCTGTTACCCACGCAGAATAATGAAGGAAGACGGGCATGGTTTCTCTTGGATTATTGGAATAGCGCATATTCAATCCAATACAATCTTTCCCATTCTTATATCTTTCATTACCAAACTTCAATGGAGCTGACTCAAAATTAATGCCTTGTCGATGAGAACCGCCAACAGCACATGGATTATAACGGTCTTTTTCAAGCTTTTCATACAGACAAATCATCTTATGATAATAACCTGGAGTGGTAAGCTGGATGTCGTTATCATGCTGAGCAATAAAATAACCAGCAGCTTTCTTTATTCCTTCTTGCATGCCAAGACCATCACCTACATTTTCATCAAGAAGAACAGGAACAATGGGATAAAATCCATCAAAAGTTGCTGATGTAAGCCATTCTCTAGTTCCATCCGTACTGCCCATATCTACAACAATAATCTCATAAAAGTTAGGATTAAGACCAGACTTTTCATAGATAGAAACAATAGATCTGATAGTATATTCAATCCTATTCCACGTTCGCATGATAATTGAAAGCTTCATTTTCCGCCTTTCTTTGCAGCTTTTTTCTTTGCCGTAAATGCTTTAAACTTCTTTTCAAGATGTTCAATAGCTTTAAGTTCAGTATTCGCTCTAATGAGCTCAGCTTCAATCTTCATCCTCTTTGTTCGGACCTTGCCCAAAGCTCTCTTGATTGCATTACCCTAAGTGCGATCCCAATGATCCTTGTAAAAGTGAGAACCATATTCGAAAGCTTCGCTACTGTTCTTGCGATTATCCACAATATACTTATACGGAGTTTCTCTAACTTCCAACGAATGAATTTTGCCTTGGAACACCCTATAAATCTTTACCATTTTCTTTCCCATAGCCACCTCTCTATTATACCTCAGGGAACGACAACCCTTCTGGTAATTCTTTCGGCTCAGTAACCTTAATCATCGTTAAGTGTAAGTCGCCAAGCTCGTCCTCCTTAAAGCAAAAAGCTTTGACCGTAGCCATAACTTCAACACTCCCATTAAATTCAAGCAGTATATTCTGATACATTTGAGGCTCATCTGGATCTTCACCCTTGTTGAATAAAACCTGTTTAATTTTTTTTAGAGTCATTAGTATACCTAAATTATGAATTTTAATTGATCTTCAGTGATTTCTGTCAAAAAGAACTGCTCATCTCCTCCTCGTTTATTATATTCACGAGTCTTCTTTTCATCCCTTCCTGTACCTTTACAATCAGGACAAACTTCTGATCCCCAAGGCTTGTTATGATTCACGACAGGCGTAACTCCATTACCAACACAAGTCCAGCATCTGATATAGCCCATTAGTAATACCTTGTTTTTTGAAGATTAACTTCTTCTGCTCTATCAGAAGTTCCCCAATCAGGTCTGGTCAAATTTGCGGTAATACAGTTACCAATTTCTTCATACTCATCCCAACTTTCAATCCGCAATTCCTTTAACCGCTTAAAACTTCTTTGAGCATCTGAAAGAGAATGGTGCAAATGAAAATCTCCCTCTCCTTCGAGAATATGCACTTCAAGACCAAGTCCAACCTTACCCCAATGACAATCTTGTTTCGGAATCTGGATGCCATTCTTAGGAGGACTTCTGGTCAACCTACGCCACAGGTCGAGATTATAGTCTGACCATGTGGTGAAGATTTCGTTATGGCCTCCAACTTCTAAGAAATTTTTTCTCGTAACACCGAGCCACGTCGATTCATTTGGTTTACCGCTCCGTGAAATATTTGTATGAGCAGCATGATGGAACATGCTATACAAATCATGATTCCACCTGCTGTTCAAAAAAGCATCCCTAACTTCTTCTCTTGTAATAGTTGGATCAGAATAATGCTTGAGAAAGTGGTACGGAATAGTCGTCGTAACAATATCATCGCCCCAACGATCGAATTCATCTCTCGTCTTTCGAACTACTCCAGGCGTGGGAACCCTTGCTGAATCAACAGAAAGCAATAAAACTGGACCCTTTGCGTACTGCCTGACTCCCACGTTAAGAGGGTAAGTTGCGTTCGTGATAGTATGAGTTTTAGAATCATGGATATTGATAAGCCGAATATTTCCCATCTCCAAAGAAGCATTCTCAATCATCCTAAGGCTATCGATGTCATTAGGATTTGTATTCATGATGAGAATTTCAAACTCCCTGCTTTCAATCCCAATCTGACGACTAAGGGAAAAGAGGGTCTTATGCAGTTCCCATTTCATATTGTGTGTTGGCACAATAACTGATATAAACGGATGATAACCCATCTCCTACCTCCATGCTAATCTCACTTTATTTTATAAGGCTTAAAGCCTTTCCACTTCTGCCCACGAATTCCCATGTTTAATCCACAAACATAAGAATCTCGCTCTACATCACACCCATTTGGAATTCCATACCAAGCACAATCTTTACAAAATCCATACCCGGTTGGTCTATCTTTTTTATCTTTTTTATCTTTTTTATCTTCTTGCTCCATATTACTTCCATCTATTTCCAGAACAAGTTTTAATGTATTTTAACTCATACTTTTTTGCCGCTGCGCTGATCCAACTACCAGAAAAGCCAGTGAGGTTCATAATTTCTCTTCTGGTCATATGCTCCATCCTGCCACTTCTGGAAAGCATGATAAGAATGTCACGACTAAGTTTAAAGCCAGGGTCTAAATCAATCTTTCGAATCTTAAGGTTCCTTCTCTTGACATTTAAAGTTGCAGTGCCTATGCCCATTAATCTTGCAAATTCATTAACACCATGTTTTTTACATGCTTGAATAATGAATGGCTTTACTTCTTCATAACACGTTCCTTTAGAATTATTATAAGCCTCCATCAGCCATTCCCAATCCAAATGAGGTCTACTCATTTAATCACCCTCTTCTTCTGGAATAATAATTACTTTATCTATTTCTACTTTTTTGAGTCTTCCTCCATTCATCACAACCAATGCCACATCATAATTTACAGCCCAATCCATTGCTTCCGATTTTTCTCGCACAAATCCCAAAAGAATACCTTTTTGAGTATGCATATCTTCACCTTTACCGATTCCAATAAGACAATCTTGCGGTTCATTGAGTAGCACCTCACACCTCCTTGCGCGATCGCTCGCTCACGCTCACGAATTTAATTAATTGAATATATATAATTTCTATAAAATTAAACATCTTATATTTTTTATGGCTTGGTTAAAAGAAGAAACCCACCCCCCTTGGAGTATATATATATTTTTTTTTATATATATATAACCAAGTAGGGGGTAGGAAAAAAGCTCCAAGAAACAACATATTCAACCCCAGGTTTAACGAATATGGTCAAAGAAAAAAAATAGTTGAAAGAAGCGTTGCCAAAGAAGCCTTACTGTTATTTCTTTCTCTTCTGTGCTACTTCTTTCGGGGAGCTTAGTTTTTTACACTTTCTATATAACTATACAGCAAAACTTTTTAGGAATTCCAAAAAATTTTCCGGTATATCTATATTATTTTTTTAATAAACGTGGAGGTACGGACATTGATTCCATAATTTTCTTATGAACTTCTTCACTAAAATCCTTAGCTTCCTTTCCTTTTAATACAAAATCTTCGAATGGGGCAGTTAGTGTGCAGTCTATAACTATTGGCTTAGCTGAAAATACAATACCTACTTCTTCTCCAGGTTCAGCATTATTCTTAGCTAACCCAAAAATTGACGCACCTGATAATTTTGCAGGAATAACTTGTCCATGAGAATCTAAAGAAATGGCTCCTCCTATACTTATTGGTTCACCAGCTTTCCAAGATTGTTGTCGCCAGTTTCTATTTTGTGTTAATCCTCTTTTTTTTAAGATCTTTTTCTTGGGAACTGGATCATTACGAGTTCCTTTATTGTGTGCTCGCCAATCATCTTCAGTACATTTCCAAGTATATTCAGTACAATCGCCAGAAGGATGTTGAAAAGTTTGAATTATCCCATATTCACCAGCAATAGATAAAATAGTCTTGCCAGTTTTAGGAACAATTGTTTCCTCCATACTCACTATAGGAAACCCTGCTTTTCGTAATTTATTATGAATATAACTACGGACTCGACTTTCATTACGCAAAATAATAAGTTCTCTATCATGAATTCGAACTCGTGTCTGTCTTATCTTAGGACTTGGCTTTTCTTTAGTGCTTATAGTGGCATTAGTACCATCAAATACCATCTGACCACCCCCATACACTAATACGGGCAGTGAAGTGCTCTTACGAACGTTCCTGCTGCTCATACGAACACAACCTGCCAGTTTTTTAGGACCAAAAACTACTTGCCTTTTTTACCCTTGCTTTTTTGACTTACCTTCCCCCTTCCCTTTCCGGGTTGATCCTTTGGTATTTCCTTTCTGTACATTGAACATATCATCCTCCTTCATATAGCTTTTGGATGTATTTTGCACAATTTGCTGCCGCATTACCCTGATGTTCTCCATAAATTAAATTTGCAAGTTGGATTCTTTCTGAAAAGACATAGTCTTTATATAGTGTATAGTTGATATCTTCTAAGAGGTTGTCAAAAGTAGTAAGATTTCTTCCAATACGTTTTCTAAATGTCCACTCCGGGCCTGTTGGATCGTAGTATTCAGAACGTTCACGAAATGCATTTGAAAAAAGTAATGTCGGCTTATGCCCTGCTACTGCAAGCAATATAGCGCCAGAACAATCACCGATAACCACATCTGACCACAGTATAGCATCGGCAATATTACTGTGAGAATCTTCATGGATGTAAAACTTATCAGGACCATATGTCATTTCAAACTCTCGTAATGCAGACATCTGATCAGGATATTTCTTTGGCAGTACCGGATGAGGCTTAAAAGCGATGCGGTAATTTGTATGCTCACACTCAACTATTCGACGAATCATTTCCCACCGATGTTCAACACGAATTAACTCATCAACAAGGCTGAGATCACGGTTATAGGTGGGCGCAATTAAAATGTTTACCGTATTCCCAAAATGTCTTTCTTTATTCTGGTGCCACCATGAATCAGTGTTCATCTTTTTATTAAAGATTTTGTCTGCTGGAACATATCCAGTAACAACCATCTTTTTTCTTGGCCTAACTCCTCGCATGAGAAGTTCATTCTTATAATAATGAGATGGAATGAACATGTAGTCCATCTCATTATTTCTATTATTAAACGTGGTATTTTTATTAGCCATACTATGAGAAATAGTTATCAAATTTTCAGAACAATTTCTAAATAAATCAGCCCACTCATCAGCTATGATGAAGTATTTCCACCTTTTCCCGGTTTCATTAAACTTATCATAAATAATATGCCTTTTGCTTGCAACAACATGATCAATTCCAAGTTTAGTTAGTTCATTAGAAATGGGATTCATTCCTGATGAATGAAAAGCGTATTTGAGAAATAAAACTATGTCAGTATCCACCATTTTAATCTCCCTATATAAATCTTCCACTATGAATATCCTTTTTTCTTTTTCTTAATTCAACTATATATTCAGGAGAATGTGTTTTTCCATAAAAAGGATTTTTTTCTCCTAATCGCAATTTACGCATATGTTTTTTATGATTTTCATTCCACATAACACCATCTTCAATAGCTCTTAAAACATTTTCTCGTCGTGTCACTTCTTCTAAATGAAGAAGATTAAAATCTTCTTTGTTATTATACATATGGTGAATAATGTTTTTATTTTTAATTTTTCCAATCCAAGTTTGCCAAAGAAGTAAGTGCATTCTAATATGAGTTTGTCTTCCGATTATCGAAGATAAATTAACATATGGATATTCACCAGAATAAATAATTTTAATAACACTTCCAATTCGACCTCTACTTCCGCTTTTTATTTTTCTTATAATAATTCCATCTTTAGAAATTATATAATCTTCAAATAAAATTTTTTCTCCATTCCTCCAAATCTTAGGAATTCTCCAAGTTCTCTTCTTAATTTCTCTATAACTTAAATCACCAACCAATTCTGAAATTTTCATCATCATCTCTTAATTAACCATCTGTTTTAGGGTCATTTCTATTTGTTCTTAATGCATATATGTTTTCATGATAAAGTTTTACAGATGGCATTACCATGTGAATCATTTCAGGATAAGCTTCCTTCACTCTATTGCAGAATTCACTATCGCTTCCATAATGATTACAAGTTTGACCAAGGGGAAACTCATCAAGTAAATTTTTTCTAATTAAACATAGAGAAAAGTTATTGTAACAAGTTTCAAGTGGTTTTGTGGGGATTCTTGGATCTCCTTTAGGCAAATGAAGAAAATCATGAGTGCCACTTAAAGGATCTTGTTTTCCCACCCAATAAATCGTTTCTCGCAGGTGGTATAGTGACGGAGTAAGTGTAGCCACGTTCGGATTCTTCTCCATGAAATTAATCATCTTTTCCAGCCACAAAAGTTCTCTTCCTGGAATAAAGATGTCATCATTCAGAAGCACAACATATTCACATTCCGGAAGTATTTTCACTCCCACCATCGTACCTTTGCCATGATAGAGATTCTCATCATTTATCACAAAATCAAAATTTGGATACTGGCGCTTAATTGCATCCATGAATTCATGAATCTGAGAATTAACCTGCCCATCTTTACATGGATTATGTGAAGCTACAAATCTTTCAATCGGATAGCCTGTATTTTGTAGAACAGAATTCACAGCTCTTACAAAAAATTCAACATTATCATACGGCAGGATTACTATTCCAACCTTTGGCCTAGGATCACTCATCTTTACCTTCTCCTTTTTATCTCAATTTCATCAAACGCTTGAAGAATAACTTCCGGTGTAATCATCGCAAGACATGGACTCGGATCACCCTTGCTGCATGGATGATGTCCATGAAGAAAACAGGGAGAACATGGTGTAGTTGCATTAATTCCAATTGAACGATTAAAATATTTCATACGCAAATCCGAATGAAAAGGCCCATAAAGCCCAATAACTGGAACATCAAATCCACCAGCTATATGGATAAACATACTGTCCGGCGCAATGAAGTAATTCATAAGGCTTGCTGCAACAATAGCAGTCCTCAAATCTTTAATGACCGGATACGCATAGTCGCCAAGCTCTCCTGCTATATAATTAATACTGCATTCCTGCACTTGACTTCCAAACAAGAATACATTGTATCCTCGATTAATCAGCTCCTTCCCTACCTTAACAAAATGATAAGGAATATAGTTGCGTACAGGACTTGAAGATTCAACTTGTATACCTACGCTTGGCCTGTTGCCATTCAAGCTAGGAAGTTCCCTATGCGCCCTATCTTCTTCTTCAAAGCTGAGAAATATCGAAGGAGTTTTTCTTTCAGGAGGAACAACCTTAATATCTAGACCCATCTTTTCCATAAATAGGTCATAAGCATTTAGTTGGTTAGCTGAATAGTTATTTTCGATAAGATTTTCAAAAATGAGATGATAATGGTATTGATTCCATTCCGTTAATGAAATGGGAAGTGAAAGAGTCTTGTGAATATCTGGATTGCCCTCTACAAAGGGACGATACTGATCACTTATCGCTATGTCAAGCTTTGATCGAGGATACTGGCGATAAAGTTCCATCAGACCAGTGGTCATAAATAGTATATCCCCACCACCACCATGCCGCATGGCTAGAAGTTGCTTGCCATTAAGGTCTTGACCCTTGTATTCGTTATAAATTTCTTTAAAGGGAATTTCTATACCCATAACATGCCCAACAATAAGCTGGAGCTTACGGTGCAAATCATCAGAGAGGATATAGAATTCATTCTTCTGAAGGGTTAATTCTTTTGTGCCACCACTCGAAATAGAACAAGTCTCTAGGACATGGATTACTTTCATTATTTTTTATCTCCTTTGCTAACTTTTTTTGTTCAAAGAATTAAAAACATATCTAAATATACTACCCACTCTCTTTTATCGTTTGAATAATAAGCTCTTCTTTAGTAAGCTTACTTGGATTCCAAGAACTGCCAGATATAATATGCTGAATGCATGACCATGAAATTTTAAATTTATCAGCTATTTCTTGAATGGTCCATCCTTCAATATATCCTAAGCATCTAATTTCTTTAACACTTCTATTCTTGAGTTTGACATTAGGAGCTTCTTTTCCGAATTTTCCATACATAGGATTCTTTTTTCCAGATTTATTTTTACCGTAAAAATTATTATTTTCTCCAGAATTATGAATTTTCATGTGTTTAGAATTAGTTAAACAATTAAGATTATTTATGTGATCATTTAACTTATTATAATTTCCATCTTCATTTTTTTCATTGTGATGAATATGATATCCCTTAGGAATAATCCCCTTCCAAGCTAACCATTGAAGATGACACACTTTAATCTGTTTATAATATTTTCCATTAATAGTGATGGAAATCACTCTATATCCCTGATGAATATATGGAATTAATTTCTTTTCAGTTATCTTATTTCTTATATAACTACCATCTTTAGCAATAATAAGAGTTTTATCAATTTTTCCAGTTAAATTTCTTAAAAATTTCATTTTCATGATTTCTCTCACAATCTCTCCCTTCTAATTTAAGGACAAGAAAAGAAGTGAGAGAATACTCCTCTTTCGGGAGCTACCCTATCTTGCCCTTTTTTTTATTTATGATTCGAAGTTGTATTTGATCATGGTGATTTTGCCATCAATGGATCCATCGAAATTCACATTTCCAAATGATTCTCTGATAGCAACAAAACATGCTCTGAATTCTTCTTCGGTGAAGGCTTCTGCATTGTGTAACAGCGAAGACAATGTAGCTACATTCGCTTTAAGATCAAATACATCGATGAACAGGGGGGCAAGTTTTTTCATTTCAGCTTCAATATAAAGCTTGACGTTTGAAAAAACCATGTTTGCAATCTTGTCAATCACTTCCACTTCTACTTCCTGCACTGGCCGTGTTGGTACTTCCGGAACGGGATGTCTATCTTTTGTCATGATGATCCTCTCCAATTTGGGTTTATAAATCTTCTTCACTAATGATTGCTCCATCTCTAACTTCTAACCAAGGATTGTTCCTCCACTTCTCTCCAGTTTGAGTTTCTGCAATAAGCATTTCATCTAATGCATCAGTTAAAGCACCATCCAATTCAGGAGTCAAATTCTTAGCACTTCCCTGAGCAACTCCGCCTCCATGATCCATAGCTACAAATATTTCAAAATCCATACAATTAGGAAGAACCTCAGTCCTTTCTCTTATGAACCATATAACCATAAATTCTTCATCTGGATTATCATCACTTACATGAAATTGTCCAGTTCCTTGCACTATTGCGGCAGGGTCAAATTGACTACCTTCATCTAAGACATATCCATATATTCGCTGTTCCACAAAGGAAGATCCATCAGGCTCTTTTGTCTCGCAAGATATATTATCGCTTTGAACAAGATGAGCTCTTTTAGGGTTATCCATATCCCAAAATTTTCCCATGGGAGTAGGGGCTGGAAATTCTGGAGTGCAAATTTGTTGCCAAGTAGCAATATAAGGATCATCCGCTACACAATCCCATGCAAACTCCCATGATTCTTCTACCTCCTGACATTCGAAAACAGCTTTTCCTCCTATCGAATCAATAGCATAAGATGCATTAAAAAAATAAGTTTCATCATATCCACGATGATTATCATATCCCCATGGAGATGTAACATAAGATATCCATTCGCCATGAAATAGAGTAAATGCCTCAGAGCCTTCTCGCACTATATGTCTTATGAAATCAACATGTCCTTCGGCTGGATTTTGAAATGTCCATCTAGAACCTGACCATTCATCTACTTCGACATTCTTAGTATCATGATCATATCTCTTTTGATACTTAGAACTCTTCCCCGCAGGTTCATAAATTCTTCGATTTTCTTCAGCATCGCCTCCAATAGTATGTATGGTTGAACCATAAAGAGTTTCCCATGTTCTTGCAAATTGATTTGCATCAGTTGGAGCTGGAGGCCATGGGTATTGATTTGATCTAAGCCATAAGCCAGAAGCTCTCCATTCATTATGAGAAGTGATTGTTGCAAATCCACTACCATCATCAACACTATCAGAAATATCATCCATGGTTCCAACAGGTGGAGGATTTACCGACTCTCCTTTAACCAATTGCTCTTGCGTTGGTTTTGGAGAGTCTGCAAGCCATTTTTGAATGCGGAGTAAATTTCCAAGAGGCCAATCGCTGTCCTGGAAATATTCTCCATCATACTCATGCTCTTGTGTTTCTTCATTAAATGCGCTTTTAGGAATTTCAGGAAACTTATGATTAAGCATGTCCCATGCAACCAGTCTATGACTGCCACAATGGAATAAGACTATATAGCCACTACAAGATTTCACTTCATTTGCATGTCCAACAATTACCGGGTCTTCATTATTGGCTCTACGATACATTACTAAAACTTCATCATCTGATGCAAAAGCTGTACTTCCTTGTGCGTCTTCGCCATCGGGGTAAGCATTTTCCCAAGAAGTTCCATCGTTATTTGTGCCTTCATGCTTGCAGTGAAAATGAATTGGAATATCATCACCAATATCCTGCACATTACCTGTCTGCTTTGCATGATCTACACTGGTCAATGTTCCGGTGACAATATTCCCCGCGTTTAAGTCGACATCTTCCCATTGAAAGTAGCTCATATGTCAGCTCCCAATGCTGTTCTTAAAAAATCAACTGCATTTGTATAATACAACTTATCACTTGGCTGAATTTTCCAGCCGCCACCATCAGTTATTTTTGCAAGAATAACCCATTGATCAATATCATACTCATGCCACTCATTCTTAACTTCCTGCATTTCATACCCCCACCCTTCTGGACCGCCAGACGTAATGCATTTCACAGTGTAATTATAGCCGGGGGAAATTTTAGTTTTCGCAACTATCTTTCCTGCCTTTAAAAAATCAGGATTCCAGAGCTGTCCAATGAGTTGACCCTTCGATACTTTTCTAGGTTCTTCTTGTGTCGTATAATAATAATCCAACATGTAAACTCCAAATGGAATAGGGTGATAATCCCTATATACCATTGTTACTTTATTCAATGGATTATTACATTGTATAGCAAAAGAAGTATCGCCATCTGAACCAGCAGTAAATAAATGAGGACTACTTAATCGCAATACTATCCGTGATCCAGTGACATCAATTGTTCCTGGACCTAAATATTCAGATTCATATCCTGTTACCATCCCAATTTCATGGGTTGCTTGTGCAAGACGACTACCATCTGTTTCTATTGAAACTTCTTCCAATTCTGAATGAGCTCTTAACCCTGTTCCAGATTCATACTCTGCTGGTCGTTCTATTCTTGTAACCACAGTTCCTGAAATTGTTCTGTCTTCTTCATCATTCCAATCAGGAAAAAGCATATGGAATATATTTCCTATTTTCCAAAATGGACGACTGTGTTTAATAAATACACCACCTATACCGGCATACTGAGTATAGACATCTATAGCTTTAAGATGAGGAGAATCTACACCGACACTAATTGAAACTTCTAAATAATCAAAGATATTAGGCTTTAACCCTGTATCCTTACGATTACTGTTAGATACATTTAAGGTAATGTCAAAACGATTTTCAAAAATATCATCTGATCCACCCAACTTCTTCATCGGAAATTCTAAGACTCCCTCTGGCACCATTGGGATGTCAATAGACTCTTCTCTCATGTTAGCCATTTTATTCTGCCTTGATTATGAATTCATCATTTGATAAACTATCTGAATCAGTCGTCAAATAACCATCCTTTTCTGCTCTGATTCTGTATACGGTTTCTGTTTTTAATCCAATCAAAAGAATCTCACCAGAGTCATCAGTTGTACCCATTGCCTTTCCATTAATAGAAATTTTAGCTCCTGGCAATGCTGCTCCAGTGACAAAATCTTTTGGCCGCAATCTAACATTGACAGTTAAAGCTTCACTAGATGAATCAGAAGAATCGCAAGAAGAACAGCAAGAAGAACAGCAACTTGATGAAGTTAGATCAGGCACTTCATAATCAACAGTGGAATTCGTTATGTTTCCACCACAATTAGTTGATATAACAGCCAAACTTCCTTCTCCTGACTCTTCGGGAGTAAAAACATATTGTTCATAAGCAGAAGTGTATGTAAGAGTATAAGAGCCATAACATTTCTTAGCGGTTGTTACATCATCTCCACTTGCTGATAAAACTGGAGGATCAATTTCATCCCCACGTTCATCAAAAAAAGTACCAGTAGCAGTAGATGAAAGACCGCTAACATACTTATATGGTAAACTTTCCTTGGATGTTCCAGCAAAAGAAACTGATATTTCATCATCGCCAGATCCGCCAACTTCAACTGGCAAATCGGAAGCTACTAAAGAAATTGTTCCAAGAGTATTAATAACAGAAATAGAACCGACATCAGAACCTAAAAGAACTCGAGCGAAATAATTAGAGCCTATTTCATAATCTGTAGAATTTCCATCTTCATCTACGTTATCTCCATCTTCAATGCTTATTGAAACTTCACAATCATAAACTATTTCTTCGGGATCTTCTGGAGCATCATCTTGTTCGTCTCCTTGCCCTGGTTCAGAAACTGTTACAGAAGCTGTTGTTGAAACAACACTTCCACTAGCACAATCTCCTATGGCAATAACCATTGTTGTTCCAACGGCTCCGGGAGTAACAATGACTTTAGTATAATAAGTTGTGTACTGAACTTTTAAAACTCCATACAAACCTTCTTGAACTTGAATGGTTTTCTCATCATTTACATACTGATTTGATCCAGAAGCCGAACCATCTCGACGGTAAAGTGTTCCTTGTTCAGTTATTGTTACTGATCCAATAGCAGGATATGGTAATGTAGCAGTATTGCTACCATTGAGTGTAACATAGACATCGCTATCGACCCCCACAGAAGCTCTACCTGTGCCACCTGTAACAACCCTTCCTGTTGTGCTTTTGATTTGCACATTACTGACATCTGAGCCTTTAAAGAGCCGCATACTAACAGCTTTACCGGCTTCAGGATTTCCATCATTATCTTCAGAAGCAGTAGTTAAAGAAAAATCACAACTATAATTTCTTTTTCCATATTCTGGAGCTAATGGATCATTCATAACTACGCTAACACTTGTGGATACAGTTTCAACCATAACTACACCCTCACAACAGGAATGTTTTCAACCTGCCTAATTCTTTTTCCTTTGCCAATAATCTTACAAACATTAGAGCTTCCACTTATCGAAATTAAAACCGCCACATAATCACCTGAATTATAAGTTAGTGAAGATGTATTCTCAATAAAAGTGCGAACATTCCCAGCAGGAAATTTAATGTCATACACATCATCTTCATAAACTTTAATCACTTGAGCATCTTTATACTGAACATTTTGCAATTCAGCATCTGATAAAATAAATTTCACATTAGCTGTCATAAGTATTCCTCAAAGCTGGCTGTGGATAATGACATTTCGAGACTCTTAGCTGTTCCAGAAATAGTTACACTCATTACTTTTTTATTTCCAGAAAGCCCAAGCACTCCATCTGAAACAGAAACAAGATCTCCGTCCATAATGGATGTAGAATCTGTAGTTTTCTTAAACGGAACGCCTAAAGATTGATTATGAATTAAATACCACTGCTTATCTATTTCATATTTCCCACGAATGACGGCATCAGAAGGAGTCACCAACATCTTATCTTCGACTTCCTGCATTTCTTTATCGCCTTCGCCTCTTATGCAAAATACTTCTATCATTTTAAATCCCCACTATGATGAAGTTCCAATAAAGAAAATTAACATCGGCCCAACAACTCCAGATTGAAACCTGTATGTGTCGTATTTAGTTACATAGGTGACTTTATATACTGCATAAACTTCTTTATCGGCAGTGACTGTTTTACTTCCTGGAGTTGTTGATAAAGAAGTTGATGTTGGCGACCCTTCTTTATCGTACACACTGCCGATAAGAGTAGCGGAAAAATTTGAATGTAAAACTTTTGACAAACTAGCTGTTTGAGAACCTTGGAAAATAATATACTCATCATCATCATCTGGATATGGAACTGTCGCTGTTAAGCCTGACTGAGCCTTAGAAACAGTTCCAATATTATTATTGTAAACAATACTTGCAATATTCGTTGACTTAAAAAGCCTTAAAATATATGAAGTCCCAACAAGATAAGTTGTAACTCCATCATTGTCATCTTTATTCACTTCCGCTTCTAAAAGAAGACTTTCATCTCCGGGATCCGGAACGGCTGTGACAATAGTTACGGTTAAGCTCGTGCTAGTGGTTGCCATTTATGCTCTCCTATGTTTGCTTCGCTGTTATTTGAGAAAGAACTTCTGTAAAAATTAATGGATCACATGGCCGATTTACTACCAGCTTATATAATGCATATTTTGAAGTATAAGAAATTAAAACTGGTTCATCCTCGATTGTCCCTTCTGAATTAACAATATTATATCCACTAACATAGCTGTATTCCGAAGAAGGAATGTTTGTGCAATTATATCTTTCAATTAATGTAACTGAATCAATTGGATAAGCTGTTGTTAAAGTCTTTCCTCCAAACCCACTGCTTTCCCTGGTTATTGTTTGAGCAACTTCTGCGCTGCTTATTGTAAACGAACCAAGAGAACATTCAATTTCATAATCAACAGTAAACGGAGACCTATATAGCCTAATCCAAATTTCATCTCCAAAAACAAATGTAGTTTTTTCTTCATTGAGATCTTCATCAAGCTCAAGCTTAATGTTTGTTGAAGCTTCCACTATTGGATCCTCATACCCCCTAACAAGCACTCTATTCTTACCTGTGGGATATTTTAGAGATTCAGATAAGACATAAATATTATCAAGCCCACTAAATTCAGCAACATTAGTTCCAGCAGTAGAAAAAGAAATGTATTTAACAATTACTCTATCTGCAAGATCAGTTCGTACCGTACCTCCAACAATCTGAGCAAGCTTATCAACAACTGCTATTGGCGATTCATTTGAAACAACAAGAGATCCTTTATATACAACAAAATCATTAATTTGAAACAATAACGTATGATCACTCCCAATTAAAGCTTCCATGATTTCACTCACCATACAATCTCTAATCTGCCAAATGTGTGGAACATAATTTTCATCATCTGGGCAAGACCATGTATCTGTAACAGAATCATACACCACTTCCTTGTCGATAACTGGAATAGTATAAGGCTCGCCTAGTGTTGCAATGTATGATCTCCCCCAAATCGTAAAAGAAACATCTTTGGGATTTCTTGATGGCTCTCTCTTTTCCAGCATGAATCTATATCGTATGTCATCAATATAGATAGAAATTCTTCGTTCTCCGATCCTAGTCATTGGATTACAATTAGCATAAAAAGCTTGACTTGCAAAGGTGACAGTTGCTTGATTAACATATGAAGATTCAGACATAGTCAATGACCATTTTTCAATTAAGCCATCAACAAGAGTATCATCGACATAAACATGAATCACATGAGATTGAGCAGTGTAACTTACATCATCTTCAAGATCATTTAATGATGTGATATCAAGGGTAGCAATTTCGTTTTCAAATATATCTATCAAAGAAATTATTGGAAGAATAAATGGTGAAGACAAAACATTTAGCCCAACATATTCTCTTTCTACAGGAGACTCTATATTGTTTATGGAAATAATTTCTTCTGAGACTTCAAACCGATTAACAGATATTACGTCCACAACTATATGAGCTAAATCATTCAAGGATATAACACTGGAAGTTATTTCACCTTCAATACCATTAAGAGAAATGAATGAAGAAGAAACTTCAAGTTGATTCTTAGAAATAATCGATATAATATCTCCAGCCAAATCATTAACTGAAACTATTTCTACGTTTGGATCTTCACTAACCAAATCATTAAGCGCAATTACTGAAGTTGTAATTTCACCTTCAAGGCCATTAACGCCTGTGTAAGATCTCGTAACTTCAATATGATTAAGAGAATATATTACATTCGAAAAACTTCTCCACCCTGGAGGAAAAAGCCTTTCGTCTCTAAATGTATATGGATATCTTACTATGAAATCAGTCATTGCTTTTATCTCTCTTTCAAGAGCTACTTGAAGAACTACTCATACTTGAAGAGCTACTAGAGCCAAATGTCTCCATTAATTCAGATCCATTAATTCCCAAGCTTTCATTTACAAATGTTAGAATGACAGTCGTATATGATTTACATTCTGTCTTAATCCTAAAAGAACCATCTATGGGATCAGATGATCCTGACCCCAAAAGTGATCGGTCAGACAAATCAAACACCGCCACTAAACATGAAACACCAGTTATTGCTTCTCCATCTAAATCTCTACACACCCCAATAACATGTGATTTTCCAGTAATTTCAGTTGCCATTGTAGTATAATTGTATCCAGTAAATGGAACAACCTGAGTAACGCCAAGCTGAGGCCTCAAATCTTCGTATGTATATTGAGGACTATAAACATCAGCATACCCATCTTCGCCAACAATAAACATGCCATATGCATTATCAGTCAAGAATGTGTATAAAGTATTTTGTATTTCTGAAAAAAATAATCCTCCTGCAGATACTGCAATTTCAATTTCTTTTTCATATGTATCTGGATCATAAGTTTCTTCTGCTAGATTGAACGGAATGTAGTGTTCGACAATATCTCCATAAGTGATTTCAGTTGAAGATATCCAATCTTCACCACTCGCATTTGCCCAAGGCTTAAGTGTGAATTTAGCAGAAGAATTTGAACCGTTAAAAATCAAAGCAGAAAAAGAAAATAGCAATGAAGCATCTAATGGAATTAAGCCAACGTGCAGCCTCAATATTGCTGGCCTAATGGCAAGGGCTGTATATTCTACGAGATCCTCTGAGGCATTCATTTCAGACACCATAGACCCTATCCGTAAAACATTAGTAACAGAAGGCAAGTATCTTCCTTCTTGCACAAGGGTTTCTTCCCCACTGGCTTTATTTCGGATAACCCTTCGATAATAGCACCAGTATTCCCAAGACTCTTCAATTGTATTATTAAGATATTCCATCATGATCCATCTTGAATGATAGTAGAAGTATGTATTTCTGCTTTAACAATGGAAATAGCAACTGATGAACCGGACTGCCATTCTCCATCTACTTTAATCGTTAAGCTATCAGAGTTTCTATAAACTCCAGTTCCATATTGAATTTCTATTAAATTCCCTAAAAAATTTCCACCTGAATACATTGACATTTCAATAGGAAATCTAAGCTGAACATTAGGGACAAAACACAAGTAATAAAATCCAGGAGTAAGAACAGTTACCCCATCAAATTGAAATTGACAATAATCATTTTTCGGCAACAGATCATCCGTTATCCAATCTGAAGATATTACTGGAGAAGAGCTCGTGTCCAAAAGATTATCTTCACCATAAGCAGGTCTCACTTCACATCTGAACTGGACATCTTTGGCAGGATCAATCGTAGTTATTGAAAATCGAGGAGTAACTCTTCTCAGAACAAAACTTCGTTTGAAATATAAAGATTGTGCAATCATTATATCAGTTCTTCCAGCCTTAAAGGATGCCACTGAACTTCCATATAATAATTGTTCAATAATGTATCCCATTATTATCCCCACTTTTCCCAATTAACATACAATGAAAGACTAGAAGAAAGATGAGTAAGGTTCCCAAGACCACCAGAAGACTGAATAACCATTTTAATCCCCTTGTAGTCTCTATGCTGGCTATCATTAGCTATGGCCTGAACAACACTTGTGACATCAACAATATAAGATCCTGTTCCAGTAATGGTTGTTCCCGCTGAACCAAGTCCACTGACTAGATATCCATTTGCCTGACCTACTGAACCAGGAGGAATTGGATTACCTGGGTCAACCCCTTTCACAGTTGCTCCAACAGAACTGCCATAAAAGAAAGTGCTACTAAAGCTAAGACTTGCTGAAATGATTGTAGCATCTTCTGGAATCCCTGTTCCTCCAACTTCCAAATACGCATGGTATGTATGAGGCCAATTTTGTTCTCCCAATCTTGGAGCAGATTGCCGATATATTCCTCCAAAATCATCCCAATATCCATATGTTCCAGCATAATACGTTCCTTGTCCGGAAGCATAAGCAAGTGCTGAAAAACTAGAAGAGCTAGAGCTTCTAGAACTTGAAAAACTTATACTTCGAGAAGAAGAGCTTGAATAACTTATACTAGAAGAACTACTTGAACTCCTAGAACAAGAATGAGAAAGTGAAGAAGAAGATTTTGAAGAACTCGATACAGAAGTTGAAGAACTCGATACAGAAGTTGAAGAAGAGGACTTCGAAGAAGAGGACTTCGAAGAAGAAGAAAATGACTCTTCTAACACTTGATATCCATCAGGAATAGGATATTCAAAATCAGTTCCACCAAAATTAAGAGTCATAATTGTTTCATAATCAGCAAACATACTAACCATCGGATAAACTTCTCCAGAGATCCCTTCAATATGAGCTCCAGTTCCTGCTGTTGGATCACCAGGAGCAAAATTTATTCCACCCCAAACTTTGTATTTAAACCATATCTTTCCAGTACTTGAATTATATGCAATTCCAATTACTGGATTGTAAGTGCCAGCATATTCCAGATGCCGCATTACATGTTGACCACCGGGATCAATAACCCCTTCTTTATGGAGATATCCATACGCATTTAGTGACCATCCGCCCGCTACATCTCCAAGTCTTTGGCTTAAAGAGGTTGCCAAAGTTCCCACTCCATAACAATCTCCATGAAGAGCATTTGCAGCCGTGCCAGCAGCTTCAAGTGTAACTTCCCAATACCACTGTCCTTCTGAGGGAATTGGGTATTTTCCTCTAGCAGCGCCAATGGAAGCAGTATTCGAAGTTAAAGTTAGTTCTCCATTACTAAATGAAATATTAGCATGTGCATCTGATGGATTCATTGTAATGTAAGTATAAGACCCAATATGTTTATTTGGATCAACTCCTGATCCAGTTCCATAAGCATAAACCTGACCAACAGGACCATTATCGTATGGGTAATTAGTAAATAACTCATAAGCGCCTACATTAACAATTTTAAAATATCTTGCCGTAACTTCTGAAAAAATAAGATCAACACTCATTCCCCAACCATTCATCCATTGCCAAGCTGGTTGCACATATGCTTGAACTAGAGACCAGGTTGAATTATCATTCGATGAATAAACAGTGACAGATCCATAATCACTATTGTACCAGCCTGATCCTTCATTAATTTCAGCATAAAAAGTCAATTTAGAAATTGCTTGAGCTGATCCTAAATCAACTCCATATGAAAAATCTGATTCCCACAGTGTTCCGCCAGGATGAAGATTAAATATGTTATCTATTACAGTAGGAGCAGCAGATAAAGTGGTTCCAGTATACGGGGCGGTATCTGGTTCTAAATATAATCCTGTTGCTGGCTCTGCTATCCCATAATAAAACTGAGAAAGAGAAGAGGAGGAAGAAGATGAATTAGAACTTCTCGATGAAGAACTAGAAGAAGAACTACTTATCGATTCAACAGAAGAACTGGAAGAACTTATAGAAATGCTAACAGAATTCGAAGAACTGCTGCTTGAAATACTTGAAGAGCTACTGGAAGAATATGAATCTGGGCAAAACCATATGTCTAATCTTGGACGATAATTAATCTCCACTTCGGAAGGCTTATAAATGTCTTCATTAAAAACATCATAGTCATAAGGATAATAATGAATCATTCCAAGTGCATTATTTTCAACCCAATCAGCGCCATTTATAATTTCTTGAACAATATCAGTAACATCAATTGCTGTTGTTACATCTTCATCTCCAAGTGTTCCTCTGAAAGGAGCATAAATACTTGTTCGTGGAACTATTGGATCATAGGCATACCACGGTCCAACAGGAACATTGGAATCGCCAATGTCATGCCCGTATATTCGAGTTGCAGAAATTAATAAATCATCACTTTCATTTTGCTTCGTCGTTAAATGTAAAGTCGCACTTACAAGATGAGTTCTTTTTTGAATGGCTACTTCGGGAAACTTAAGATAGTATCCATACACATAAGAATCATCCATCCCAACCCGTAAAGAATTTACGGAAACTATTTGCCATGGATCAGGAGGAAGCCCTACAACGGGAGGAATCTTAGCAACCGTAGCATAATCATTAATTTCAGGATATACTCTCAAAAAATTATCTACAGCACATGTTGATAACGAATAAGACTGAGAACTAGAACTTATAGACGAACTACTTGATGAAGAACTTTCAGAAGAAGATAAAGAGCTGGAAGAACTACTGTTAGATTCACTTGAAGAACTAACAGAAAGAATCGAACTGCTTGAACTCGAATAAGATCTATAAGAACTAGATGAAGAACTTGATCTACTCGAAGAAACTGAAACTGAAGAACTTGAAACTGAAGAACTTGAAACTGAAAGGCTTGAAGAGCTCGAAGAACTACTCGTTGAACTAGATGAAAAACTTGAAGAGCTTGAAGAGCTATTCGATTCACTAGAAGAACTGCTTGAACTAGAAGAATTGCTAACAGATAAAATAGATGAAGAAGAACTTGACGAAGAAAGGGGGTTCGAATAGGAAAGGCTAGAACTCGACGAAGAACTGCTTGAATTTGAACTACTAGAAAGACTAGAACTACTAGAGCTTAAAGAAGAAGAACTTGAAGAACTTAAGCTGAAACTCAAAGAACTTGATGAAGAACTGACTGAAACAGAAGAAGAACTTCTTGACGAAGAACTGGAAGAAGAACTTCTTGACGAAGAACTAGAAGATGATAAACTTGAGGAAGAGCTTGAAACAGAATACTGCGAAGAACTTGAAGAACTTAAACTCACACTTAAAGAACTCGAAGAACTTCCAGTAGTAAAGAGTAATGTTCCAGCTAAATTCGTTTGGCCTCTAAATGTGCCAACATAAAAACAATTAAGGACAACATCTATTCCTGAAGCAATATTGATATCAAATTTAAAATATCCAGTTGTAGTATCAGATACTCCTTCTCCATAGATTGTTGATCCATCAACTGAAGAAGCAATAACTCTACATTTTTTTCTTACAATTTCTCCTCTCCAATCTTTAATTATTCCCCATATAGAACTGGAAGTATATATTTCAATATCCAGTTGTAAATTAGCTCCTTTTAAGCTTTGGCTAATGGAAGAACTTGAACTTAAGCTTAAACTTGACATACTCGAAGAACTAAATGAAAGGCTCGAAGAGCTTGAAGAGCTACTGGAAATAGAAGCTGAAAGTATGCTCGATGATGAACTCGAAGAAGAAGATAGAGAACTTGAAGAATAACTTAAACTTGAAGAAGAACTTAAAGAGCTTGAACTAGAAAGCGAACTTGAAGAGCTTGAAGAGCTTGAAAATATAGACGAACTAGAAGATGAACTCGAACTCAAAGAAAAACTAGAAGAAGAAGAACTTGAACTGCTTGTTACCGCATAAGTTCCGGCTCTAATTTGATCAATTTCTGCAGTTGTAAGAATGTCTTTAAAAACAACTACTTCATCTATAAAGCCATCAAAGGGATTAGCAAAAGTTGAGGCTAAAGCGCCAATGGTGAAAGGTCCGTCTTCAACATTAATATTATTTGTAGCCGTGCCACTTGTGTCCACAACCTTACTTCCGGCGGTATCATCCCATACTACAAACTGCCAGGATTTATCAGAATCTTGAAACGTAAGCCCGAAATGATACCATCTTCCAGTTACCGGAGTTCCAGCATTATATAATGCTTCATAACTTGCTCCGCCATTATACCCTATCCCAACTTGAAAAGAAGAAGAAGAAACAGAAAATTGCAGTGTTCTTTTGTCGCCTGTATCGTATTTTCCAAAAACAGAACCCTCTGCGGATAAACTTTCACTTTTAAACCAACCGCACACGCTAATTTTCTTATTCGTATCACCATTTTTAAGTGGAAAATTACTATCAAGATCTGCATCTGTAATAGAAAAACATTCGGTATCACCGCTTTCAAGATCAGCACAAGCCGATCCCTCTTTATAGTCAGATGTTTCCGTGCCAACAGTGTTATTGTCTGTGAGCGTATTTGCTCCTTGAGAATCAGTAGTTAATGCTCCAGATTCAAATCTCCAAAGAGCAACACAATCACTATCACCTGAAAAATCATTAGCCATAATAACACCCTATTAACTGACTCCCAATTTCCATCCAGAAGTTGTAGTTCTCCCAATACCTTCTTTGCCAAATGGAAAGGTTCTTGAAGTAATATCGCCAACCCTGTACTTGTTACCTCCGACAGACACCATTGTGACCCGGTAAGACGTCACAATGCCATCTCTACAACCAAGTCCATATATGTGGACCAATATAGCCTTGCTGACATTTAACGGCTTCTTTACGCCCACAAAAAAGTTGTATCTTTCATACCCTTCAAGAATGATTCTATCTCCACTGGGAAGAAACAATTCAAGGGCCATAATTCCTTCCGGACACTTGTTCCATCCTGGATACTCGAATGGGCCACCATCAACAGTAGACCCATCCTCTAAATGCACACGATAAATCATTTGATAGTCAACTCTATGTTCATGCGTTTGCTTTATCATAATTGACTTTCCTTTTTTAAATAAAAATTTCGCCTTTTTTCTAGGATCTAAATAGGCATAAACATAAAATTTTTTTATCATTTCTTTATCCTTTCTTGAAAAGGATCTCGATATTTTTTTTGTGGCAGGAAAGTCAAGAATCTTTCTTTTCAATTTAGATAGCTAATCTAAATCTAGCCACAAAAACTGTCAATTGTAAGTTAAGTAGATACATAATACCGGATTCGCAGCAAACGGACTTGCTGTACTCGGCACAACCATCCTCATGTTCCAGTAAATCATTTTCGAAGAAGTTACTGGCCCATCATCTAATGCAATAGAATTATCACCTCCATCTCCCGCAAGAGGAGTTCCTTCCCATTCTACTCCAGGAGCTCCATCAGTTGTGGCAATAGCTTTAATCATGGAATTTGCCGGAGTGCCATTACCTAAAACTTCCAATGTATATGTGGAAACTGCTGTTGAATCCCAAGCCTGAAGGACAGGAGCGCTATTTGAAGTTCCATCAATGTACGCCCCATATGCATACTGATAATTTCCCCCAGAGCCATCGTCCAAATCAGAGCCGGCAAGATATACACGCCTCCAAACACCTTCTGCATATCGATTGATACAATGCTTTGGAACTTCAACACTGCCTGATTCAGGAATTTTAAATAATCCCCTAGAAGCATTACTGTCTCCATCATACACAGTTGAATTCAAGAAAGAAATGCGATCGTTAACGGAATCAAGAGGCTCCCAATTATCATCCCCATCAGCCGCTCCACTGTTGACTAAATCATTCCTTGAATTATTATACAAAATTGTTACATTTGGAGCTGGCATGATTCCTCCTCATTAAGCCCCTTCAACATACATTTTAAAGCCGACAGAATTACTGGATTTTGCAGCCGTACTTGCAGGAACAACTTCTTTTGACCACCATCCAGCAGAACTGTGAGTAGTAGTAAAAGTCACTGTTTCTCCAATAGCCCATGTTCCACCCCATCCAGCAGAACGAATAAGGAAGTAATAAACTCCCCCACCTGCATTAGCGTTAATCGGAGAGAAGTTTGAAGCAGTAGACCCAGAACCTACTGAGCCTGTGTTCGTTCCAGAAACAGTGAACGTGGTTGCAGCTGTAAATGTCAACGTCCATGTATCACTGACTGTACCTGGGTTATTGACTTCAACAGGATATGTGGCTTCATCGTATGTTCCAGTAGCGGTTGTTTCAGCCCATGCGCTTGTGGCAGCAATCAAACTTCCCAAATCAACAACGCCGGAAACAACAGAATTTTGACCAGAAGGATATGTGCTTCTTGCTCCAGTTGTTGTGACAATGGTAGCTGTGTTTCCAAGCCAAGAAACTCCACCAGAAGACTTGACAGTGAGAAATTCTTCCCCACCACTGCTGTCTGTAACTCTGATCATAGAACCATCATAGACGCCGTCATTGTTGTCGAAGATAGCATCAAATGTGGTAGCGTCAGTAGCCAATGCTCCATCGAGATATCCAGAACCAAGCCACTCTGTGTAATCATCAGCTTCAGCTTGGGTGTCTGTATCTGTTCCAGCTTTAATGCGAAAATAATCTTCACCTGTTGACCTGGAAGCAATCCATACCCGACTGTTGGTTGCCGTTTCATCAGCAGCATTTTTGTTTCTAAAGAAAAACTTTCGATACTTCGTCACACCGGCAGTCCTGTCTGTCTGAGAAACGTTCGCAAACATATTGTTCAAAACATTGCTTGTGACCTGAGTATAACTCTGGCGTCCCCCATTAGCATCTGCATCACTTATCGTGACACTCTTCATTAACACAAGATCAGTTGATTCCACAATTTCACCTCCTAGGGTTAAGTTTCTTCTGCGATTAATTTAAACTGAACAATGTTATTGCCGTAAGTTTGAACATAATCTAAGACCAAGATTTTATACACAGGTATATAAAGAGTTACAAGTTCAGAATCAATAGTCTCACTGCCTAAATCTTCTTGAATAACTCTTGTGGCAGTGCCTTTCTCAGCAATTGGAATATAATCAATGAAATCAATCACCTTCCTTAAGACAGTGCGTTTTTTTATTTCTTCTACTTGTGATTGTGTTAAGCCATTTATTTCAATCTTAAGTTTCTTACCATTAATATCAACATCAACAATACCACCATTAATGGTTCGCTTAACAGTCCCATATCGCTCAAAGTCATGAACATATGAAGCTGGATTAACTTCGAGTGTCAAATCTGAAATTGTCAAATTTGTAAGGTATTGTTCTGCCATTAGAAGCCCCTAACTTTGAATCATCATAAAGAACTTATCAGGGCCATAAGAATAAAATGGCACTGAGTCCGTAATTAAATCATCATCCCTTAACACATGAAGCATAGTTCCGTATCGTATGTTGTTAAACGAAAAAACATAGGCATTATCAAACTGGCGACCATTGGTCATTGTAACGGAAAGATTCTGTAGTGTATCTCCGATATATTTATTGTATGCCACCAAACTTTCTTCTACCAGGCTGAATTGCCCATAAGAAGCAAAGTTCTGCATAAAAATTCTTTGAGGTGTACTGTCCAAAAATTTACTTGGAGATATGTTAAGAGTGTTCGAGGCCTGAAAATAAATCTTTTCTATATCGAGCCACGAATTCATTGAATAACAATTAATGTCCATTGGACTTAATAATGCATTTGAATCAACAGTAGTGGACGGAGAAGCCAATTCAATGACATCAGTATTAATTGCTGACATCTGAAACGAAGAAGTTATTTTGTTTTCCTGAGGAATCCCATTAAATACAAAGTCAGAAAATGTAACCCCGTTAAATTTGAAATAATCTCCTGATCGGTTAATGAGCATGGTTAAACTTTCGGTAAGATAATAACAAAAGCCATCTCTATACCGATAAATAATGTCTATAGAATTTCCTCCACTAACCACAATGCCATACACCAAGTCCTGTGCAATGTGCGAGGACAGTGTGGTGCCTTCCTGCGCCCTCACAGATGCACTTACCACACCATTACTGATGGTTGTTATGTCGATATATTCCCCACCAACAATAATTCCATCTACATTATCAAATTCACCGGCTTTAAATTCAGTGATGTTAAATGCAGTATCTGAGATACCAATATTCCCAGCAAGTTGTCCGGTAACAATCCTCCAATGCTCAGAGCTTTTAGCAAATGCAAAATCTGTAAGCGTATCTTTCTTACCAATAAGAACTTCAAACAAAGTATTCCAGCCAGCGTTGCCATATGTCAACTCAGCACTGATACGACCACCAGAACTTTTCACCCTTGGAGTCCTGGACTTAGCGGTAGGGCTGTTAAATTCAGTATCCTTTATATAGTTGATATTAGTAATTATCTCTTCAGAAATCAAGTCAACAGTAAAGTCCTGAGTAGTAGCATCCATTCCAAATGAAGGTTCTTTTGAGAAAGTACAATACATGATTAGTGCAACCTTGTTAGCCTTTCTTGTTCAAGCTCTTCACGTAATCCCTTGATAACTGAAACTTCTCCAGTAACAGGGTACTCATTTCTTGATCCTTCTTTTTCAACAACAATGGTTAATGTACCGAAGCTCTGTTCTTTATCCTGCACTCCCACTGGAGGCGGTGTTGTAGATTGAGCATCAGCTTGGACCTCGCCTCCACTTTGAAAAGTTTGAGCTCCTTGATCAACAGACCGTTCATATGCTTCCATGCCTTTTTTCGACAACACATAGGAGCCAGTAGGTAAATAAGTTGAAATTCGATCAACGCCTTTTGCCCCAACAAATGTTCCCATATTAGCTGGAACAGCAGATGTTGTGCCGCCATTATTTAATCTTGTTAATGCAGCTATATTTCTTTGAGCAACATCAGGAGGAATAAATCCTTCGCCATGTGTGACTCTTGCAGGAACATATCCGCCACTTGTAAATTTTTGAATTAATCCACCTCTGTAGCTTCCGGGAGCTTCATCTCCTGTGACTTTAATCTGAACTTCTTTGATTATTTTCTTTGCAAGATCCTGATTTAATTTTTTCGCTAAAGCTTGTGCTGCCACAATTTCTTTATCATCGACATTCTTCTTTACAGTTTTTTGAATATCATCATTTAATTTCAATATTTTTCCATCTACCTTTGTTGTGTTTGCATCAATTGACATTAATATAGGATCTTTTTCTTTTTCTAATTCTTTTCTCCAAAGCTCAAGCCTTTCTTTAGCTTTTTCAAGTTCTATTTTTGCCTGTATTTCTATTGCTGATTCTGGAGCTGCGGCTTTTCTCTTCCACTTTTCGAGATCCTTTTGCGCCCATTCATAAAGTAACCGAAGTTCTACATTGGCTGGATCTTTTTCTAATTCTTTTTTCAGCCTATCAACTCTTTCTTGCGCTTTTGTCACTTTTGCATCAATTTCCACTCTCGCTCTTGTATGTTCATTTACTTTTTCAGCCCATGCACTCACGTCTGCTTCCGCTTCTGCTATTGCTATTGCAAGACCAATTTTTATAAAATCTTTATTTTCAATACCATCTTTAAATTCCTTAATTTCTTTTCGAACTTTTTCAACATTAGTTTCTGTGGGAATAGTAATGGGAATTTCCTTTTGATCTTTTCTTAATACTTCAAGATCTCTATTGGCTTCATCAATTACTGCTTTCGTAGGAATTCCCACAGGAGAACCTTCTTCTTCTTTTTTTCTCCATTCATCCATTTGCGCTTGAATTTTTTCTGTATTCGTTTCTAGCCCAAGACTTACAATTTCTTCCTGAGTAGCATCTCTAAATTTTTCCACGGTGAATTTGGCTTTTTTTGTATTTGCCTCTATTTCAATTGGAGTATCTCCCATCTTCTGTTTAGCCTTCTTATCTACTTCAATCATTGTTGAAGTCATAGTAGAAAACTTAATTCCCGTTTCATCAACCTTAACCATTACATCTTTAAAAGTTCCAATAGTTTGTGTTCCATCAGTTTCAAACTTAACTTTTGTTTGAATTTGTCTTCGAACCTCCTTAACTGCTTCATTGATTTTTTCTACACCATCTTCAGTAGGCTTCGTATCTATAATTGGCTTACCATCAGTTTTTCTATGTAAATCATCAACTGCTGTATTTACGTCCCTTAATACAAGCTCAGTCAATTCAAGAGCTCTATTCGCTTCTTCAGTTGTTCTTCTAAATTTATCTGCCGCTTCTTCAGCCCCTGCGAATTCAGAATTATCAACATCAATTTTAGGCTTTGCAGGCTCTCTTTTAAAAAAATCAAGAATGCTATTCCACCAGCGTTTAATTGCATTATCTATTCTTTCATGTTGATCAAAAATTTTCTTTTCATCTATTTTAGGTACAATTTTTATAAATGTAAAATAATCAAGTAACTTCTGAAACCAGCTTTTAGATTGAATCTCGATTTCTTGTCTTGCTTTTTCAAGTTCACTTTCAGTTCTCCTAATAGATTCAGTAACATCAATATCAATTTTCGTATAGAGAGGCTCTGAATCCTTACCAATAGTTCTATCCATAATGGCTCTTGCTTCGGCTGTATTCTGATCTATATCTGGATACTGAACATCAACATCAACAGGAGGTGTAATGGCATTTTCAATTATATCTCTTGCTCTTTGTGCTTCTTCAGGCAATCCTTTCAATCCAAGGCTGACAACCATTTGATTAATAAGAAGAACTAAATCAGCCAAAAGAATCTTAAGAGCTTCAAGTCCTGCTTGCTCTTCTTTCATTTGTTTTTCTTTCGCTGCAATTAAATCCATCGTAGTTTTTATCCTGATCTCTTCCACACCTTTTCTGTCGATAGCTAATTTGTTCAGTTTATTTTGAGCATCTATATCAGCCTCAGTTCTTTCTCTAATGGCTTGAGCAGAAGTTATCCTGTGTAAATCTTCTTCAATTTTAATTCTTTCCTTAATAGCATCTCTTTCAGCAAAGATAGCTTGTCTTGCAGCAGCCATGATTGTTAATTGTTCACCATATGCTGTTTTGGAAGCTTCCATCCCAGCAACACTTTTTCCATATGCTTGAGCTTCTTGCCCTTTAACTTTTATTTGTTCTTCAATTGCGCTTCTCTGTTTATACGTTTTTTCTATAATATCAGTCTGAACAAATAGCATCTCGTTCATTAACTTTCGCTGTTCCCTTGTCATCTTATTGCTTTTATCAGTAGCTGATGCAGCAGATGACATAGATATGGAAATTCCATCCATGCTTTTTCCAACCAAATGCATTGAAGCACTTGTATCTTCTCCTGATTTTTTTGCAGCCGAACCCAAATTAGCAAATTGACTCTTTAAGTTGTTCATCCTATCTGAAGAATCTTGAATGGAAGTATTAAACTGGTCCATCTTATAACCATACAGATCATCCCTGAGGCCTTTAATCTCCTTCCTCAAATCTTCTATTCTGGTTTTATATTCCTTAATGAACCCAGAACCATCTTTAGCAAGCTTCTGCGACATCTTCAATAACTGCATGAAAGTCTCTGGACTATCACGGTCAAACCACATGATTTCATCCCGTAACTCCTGAAGAGCTATCTTAAAATTTTTCAGCCCTGTTTGACTTCCTATTCCTTCAACCGCAGCATTCCATTCCTTTAAAGTTCTTCCAGAAGCAAACATTCCAGCAGTGAGCTCAGTAAATGCATCAGCAGCATCGTATACAGTTTTCGAAGCATTTTTACTCTTTATATAAAATTCTGACCATATTTTAGCTAGTTGATCTGTTTGCCGCGCAGCTTTAGCATCTGATCTAGCTTTATAATTTCCAGCTTCAGCAAGATCCATTGTGATGCCATGAGCCTTCTTATATGCATCAATCTGCTCACCTACTGCGTCTCTATTTTTTTCTGTGGCTTCTGTTTGGTGTTCTAATGCTGCAATTTGTTTTGTTAATATTTCAACGGTTCTCTTATCCGTTGTCTTTTTACGGATATCCCAAAGATCCTGTAGTGCTTTCTGATATCCCTTGACTTGAGTTTGCAGGTCAATGTATTTTTGGCTTAATGAATCTAGGTTGTCATTCTTTACATCTATATTGAAAAAATCAAAAATCTTATCTAGCCAAGGTACGAGCTCTTTAAGTTTATTCATAAGAGCATTCCAAGGTCTTGTCAAAAATCCAGCTTCCCAAATTAACAAGTTTTCAAACTTAACAAGTAATCCATACCAAGCCTGAAATTGAACCATTACATCACTAACAAGTCCCGACAATTGTTGAAACAAGATATTTTTATCAAGGGCTTTTTGAAAAATAATTCCAATTTTTCCCCATACAGAAATTGTAGCCTTTCCATACTTAGTTAGGTTATTAACTTCAATTCCTATTTGCTTCATTTGATCAATTTGAGTTGTAAACTTTTGAGCCTCAACCATCCTCTTTTGAATATCAATATATTCTTGTAACCCCTTTTTAATGTTCCCAAGTTCATTATTTAATTCAGATATTGAACTCACGTAAATTCCTGTGATATCAGCAGCTCTTTTAACAGTTGCTTCATTAGCAATAGTAACTTCATTAATTTCTCTCAGTTTCAGCCTGAGATCATCCAAGTTATCTAAATACTTTTCATTTTCCGCAAGACTTTTTGCTTGCTTCTTTACTAATGCCGCAAACCTTTCTTCTGTCTTTGAAAGCCACATCACTAACTGGACTAATCCGGCAACTATAGCCAAGATAATTGTTGCTTTCATGGCAGCACCGAGACCAATAAAAGCCGCTTTCAATCCATTAATTGCTCTTGTAGTTAAAGAAGCTTTTTTTAGCATTGTAGCAGAACTATAAGTAAAATTATTCATACTGTTATATGATTTTTTTACCCTTTCAGAATATGTTTTCTGAACCTCGGCTGATTTCTTGAGAGCTTGAGTATTTGCGTGTGTTTTGCTCTTATTTGTTTCAAGTTCTTCACTGAACGTTCTAACTCTTTTAGCCAGCACAGTAAAAAGCTCTTTAACGAACGATAAAGTCTTATGAAAATTTCTCCATGCAATTCCGGCTCCAACTATCAAAGCAGTAAATCCAGCAAATTTAATCATGAACCCTAAAAATCCACCAGTAGCAGAATTGACAGCTTTAAAGGCATCACCTAAAAAATTCAATGTATCAATAACTGCTCTGATTACAACAGCAAGAGGCTCAAGCCCTGTTTTAATTAAGACTTCAATTTTCCCAAAAAGAATATCTGCCTGAGCAGCTATATTATCAAGCTGTAACTTTCTCATATTTTCGGAAGCATGAGCAGAAGTATTTCCTAATTCATCAATGTTTCCCTTCAGCTCTTCAAAATTTTGAATAAGAACTAACAGAGGTTCAGTACCGCGAAGCCCCATTCGCGTAAATACTTCTCCAAGTTCTTCAACTGTCATAACTTGATCTTTAACTTTCTTACTTAATTCTTCTACAATCTCAAGAAAGTTAAGCGGCGCATTAAGGTCAAAACTTAAATTAAAAGCTTCCTTAAATGAAGCCGCTTCTTTAGTAATTCGACTAAGAATAACCCTCATTCCTCGACCAGCAGCACCAGCTTTAATAAAGTGATCATGCAATGTAGCTAGGATACCAAGCTGTTGTGTTAAAGAAAGATTGGCTTGCATTGCTGACTGAGCCATAAATTTAAGACCATCACGAATCTGATCCATTTCAGCTTGGTGTTGATCAAATGTGGCAATAAGCAAATCATTGATATGATTAAATTTTTCAGTTACATTCGTCGCCGTTACGAGATCCTTACTATAACCATCAAACGTTCGAGAAATATCTTTCATTTCTCCGTTCACTTTAACAATGGAATCTCCAAAATTATTATAAACACCAGCCACTAAATTTGTGATCTGTTCCATGTTAGCTTCAGAACCAACCACATTGTCCATCGTGGGTTTTAAAGCAGCTAATGATTCATTAAGATCAAGACCTGCAGATCCTAACTGATAGAGCATTTCTCCTGTATCAGCAGCAACAGTTCCCATGCTTGCTCGCATTTCATTAACGGCACCAGTAAGCTCATTATAGATCTGCTTTTGATCATGAAAATCAGAACGTACAGTTCTCATTGCTCTAGATACTGCCACTTGAGTATCTATTAATGCTTGAAACGCTTTTTTTAGTTGATCAATACTCCCAAAGATTAATACGAATCCGGCCATCCATGCAGCCTGACTCACAATCATATTAGCAAAGCCTTCTGCACTGAGTCGACTCATTGCCCTATTTGCATCGCCAGTTTTATGAGTGGTTTGCTGTAATTTATTTTCAAGAGTTTGAAGATTAGCTGAAGCTTTATTTGCTTCAATGGAAAGCTTTGCAAGTTCTCTTTGCATGTGCTGAAAAGGTCTACTGGCGGGTTTCAGCAAAGCCATTCTGCGAGTTATGATTAAGATCTTTGAATCAAAGGCGGCAAGCCTTTCTCTTGCTAAATCAACTTCGGAACTTATAGCTGCAACAGAATTTCCCATATACTTAGAAGCTATAGCAAGTTCTTTTTCTTTTGCAGTTACAGAAGTAATTGTAGCCTGAAGCTCTTTAAGTTGAGCATCTACAAAGTCAATAGCATTGTCTATTATCATGAAGCTTTTAGCTGCTGCTGAAGCATGCTTCGCCAATTTCGTAAAACCGTGTCCAGCCGTACTTAAAATTACATTTGCTGATTGAAGAGTTTTGTTAGCATACTCATTAACTTCTGCAAAAGAGATTACTCCTCTTCTAGCTAACGCAAGAGCTTCTTGAAATTGACCATAATGCTTTTCAAGTTTCTGTATTGAAACAGCAGATTTATCTAAAACAGCTTGTTGTGCTGAAAATCCCTTTGCAGAATTTGCCCAAGCTTCTTCTTGAACATGTTGATATGAAAGCAGATGCTTCTCCATTGACTTAAGAGATTCAGTCTGCATTCCTTCAAGTTTTTCATAATCAACTCCAACTTCTTTAAGCCGAGCCTTAATCTTTTCAATAGTTTTACTGACATCCTTTTCAAGACTGCTAAAGGCAGTCTTTCCAGAAGAGGTGCCAAGCTCATTCATTGCTCGAGTAATCTGCTCTTTAAGAGCCTTATACTCATTAGCAATTTTTCTCAAATTAGTATTATTTAATTGATCAGTATTTTTAATTGCATCCTTAAGACGCAGATCAACTTCGCCGACAGATCTTGCCACTTCATAAAACTGATTACGAACATTCTTTACTTTCGCAAAAGAAGTGTTCATCGTTTGAGCACTACTCTTTATTTTATTGATTTCTTCACGAACTCTGCGAAATTCAAGAATAAGTTTTTTAGGAACAGCTATGGAAGAAGCAAGTTTGTCACCGGTAATTTTCCGAAAAGAAATAACCAGTTTTTCCAATTCTTTATTGAATTCACGAGAACTCCGAATTCCTTTTTCAAAATTGGAAAACCCTTTAAATTCAGATAAAGTCTGAATGTCTCGTAATGATGCTTCGAGACGATTAGTGACTTTAATAACTTTTTGAGCATTCGTGGTTACTTCAAGATAGCGACTGGCGAGTTTTCGGAGGGCCGAAGTTGTATATTCAATTTTTGAAGTCTGCTGACTCATTGTTTCCTGACTGGAAACAACTTTCGCCACAGCAGATGCTGTCTCTTTTAGTAAAGTATTGTATTCTTTAATAGCAACAATACCCTTCTTAATGGCCGCCTCCGATTCTAAGCTACCTCTGGCAAGACCTTTCTGAGTATCCTTTACCAGCTTCACCTGCCTGATGAGGTCAGCATAGGCATCAGAAATAACCTTAATACCCTTCTGGATGTTATTCGTGGATGTGCCTTTGCCAAGCCCACCCATGGATGCAGCCAGATCATTGAGCTCTTTCTTCAGCCGAATCGTTTCTTTGGAGACTTCTGCAAAGCCAGAGTTAATACCTTTCACGGCCTTTTCGGTTGCAGAATGTATCTTTTCGATTTGGCCTTTTATCTTTTTGGCTTCAGAGTTATTTGTTTCAGCTCTTAACCGCATGATAAGTTCTAGATATTTATCGTCTGCCATTGCAGGAGTCTCCTATTTTTTTTCTTCAGGCTGCATTTCGTTGCTTGCTGCATTACGTTCATTAACAACAAAATTCCTTACTTCGAAATAAAACATACTTTCGTCAAGCAGTGTGTTTGCGGTTGGCAGCTTTCCCGTTGATTCTGACCAATCTACAAGATTGAGATACCACATTGCCCTTGGACTTATCATTGACTTGGGGCAACCGGGGGTGCGATACTTGCCGAGGATGAACTCTGCCTTCTTCGCCCACCGTACCTTACCCCCACATATGGGACAATTAAAGCGCGAGCCGTCAAGAGCCATCTCGACGCTCTCAAACGGTATGTCCCCACACTTTGCACACTGACCCGGCTTACCCCATCCACAATTACGGTCCTCTTTAAGCTTTCCGGTTTTTTCACATACGGTACAATCAAAAGTTTTCACGCCCTTAATGTACTGAAGAGCTACGCTCCACCTTACGGCTAAACGTAACTCCTCAATCAGTCCTGGTCAGGTGTACTCGATCCACGGATAAAGTCGGCAATCTCACCTCTCTGCTCAGGCGCAATCTTGTTCAGGTTGCGATCCATGATGGTTTGGGTCTTTTGTTTGCTCAGTCCGTGCGGAACATCTTCCCAATCAACCGGCGTTTCTTCGTCATAATTAAAATTTTTCCAGCCAACGAGCCCTTTTCGAAGTATTTCAACTTCTTGAGTACCGGCACGGAGGAGTTCTTCTCGTTTGTTGCCAAACCCTTTGGCGGTATACACCTGATCTGTGATCTGGGCCGACAGGTTGACATCAAGGAACTTGCAGAGAAAGACTGTTCGTTCTTCCTGCGGGACATCATCCTGCCCTTTGGGTTCAAACTCTTGCACTCTGTCCGGTCGTAGTCCATAAATCTTTGCCATGCTAAAATCTCCTTTCAAACCAAATGAAGAGAATAAATAATTTAAAATACTTGCTGCATCACGTTTCCACACCCTACTGAGTTTCTTATACAACCTGTATATCGTTGGAGTAATAAACCCTTGGGTAAAAATGATCCACTCCAAAAACACACAAACTCTGTATGTATAATGAACCATTGCTACATGCGGAGTCCAAAACAATGTTACTATGCTTTTGTAAATCGAATTAACCACAATCCTACCTTTCTAATGAAGAGGATAGGGAGGAGGGGGTTTAAGTACCTCCTCCCTTTTATTGGTGGCTTGGCTAACTCTTACACATACGGAACATTTGAAACAATGGTTATTCTCAGTTCCGGAATGTTATTTGTATCATCCCACAAAGCAGTATAGGGAAAATCCGTAAGAATAATGCTCTTGTCTGCATTGGTGGGGGTGGTTCCGTTGAACTCAATGGCCGGTTGTCGCACAACCATGGAGTACTGCGAAGCACTGTTCCCGAGTGCCGTGGTGGCGATGTAATCACTGGAGGTAAAAGTCATCTCCAAATTCATAGCTACGCCATTGATAAACTTGCGATACAGATCCAAGTTATCAAACTCGACATTGACCGATCCTTCAATGGTCCTGTCCTGTTCCGGCAGCTTGGCTCTTGTTCTGTAGCCAAGGTGGTACTTGTCTCCATAGAGGTTATTGTTGAGGGTGGCATTCCAGCCCATAATATCAGACGTGGCACCATCCAGTGTGAGAACGCCTTCAAACCCAGAGAAAGCATTAATGGTCGGGTAAGAGGCAGTTGTAGAACCCTTGATCGTTTCGAAATACCATTCGTCATCAAGGATCAACGCCGTGTCATCCGGGAAGAAGACGGTAAAGCCCGAATCAACATTCGCACCTGTACGAACTTCAGACGGCAGCGTGGCAGATGTGACTGTAGTATTTGCATAAGATCCGGCAGCAGTTTTCTTGAACTGGAGTACAGCGGTTCCGGGAACTCCTCCGGTTGTAACCTTCACATAGAAGCGGACAGAATCACCTTCGTCCGAACCGATGTAATCACCCCATGTTACAGGGATGGAAGGAATACTTGCTTGAGTATAGTTAAAGATAACATATGTTGTCGGTGTGATGTCCGTGGCGGTGATTGTTTTCAGGTCGGTGGTATTTGTGTTTGGCGAAGCATGATCGTTAATCTGGCAGTCAATGTATGACAGATCATCCAGATAGTCAACGAGACCACCAAGCTTCTGCAAATTATAAACCGTTCCTGTGGACGGATCAACAAAAGGCTCGCTCAGATTATGAAGGATATCTTCCGATGTTCCATCAATCGCAAGAGCAATCGTTTGTGCCGTATTATCAATCGCCAATGTTGCAGTGGACTGTTCCCCAATATACCGGACCCTAAAAGCATTCTTCTCGTTCCCGGTATTAGTGGAGGTTGCAACGGGGGTTCCAGCGGTGGTCGCCCCCTTCGCCATGAAGGCGAAATTGCCCATGAAGAAATCACCCGTTTCTGCGGTAAGCTCCATGGTATCGATCTTTGATCCAGCGTATATAAAGGCTGCAATGTCTCGGCCCATTTCAATGGAAAGGCCGGAAGGCAGTCTCGCTCCCCCCTGAATCTGGTGCGAATAAACGCCCCATTCGGCACTAACTACCCATCGCCGGTTGGGAACACTTAACAGGTCAATGGTGGCAAGTTCTTCCAGACAGTTACTATCATCTGATGCTAACAGATAATCGCTGGCATGAATCGTTGTTTGCAATGTACCTTGCGTCAATTGGTACGGGCTGTATGCAGCGAGATTTGCATGAGCATTAATCGCTGTCATCACTTCTCCAATCGTATCATACGACGGATCAGTGAGATCCAATGTGAGTGTCGCTCCTACAGCAAGGGTCACCGACAATTCAGTGGCAACTCCGGCTGTATGAGTAATTACAAGATCACATTGTGTTTCTGCTGGATTGGTACTTTCCAGCACAAAGGCCGTATCTAACCTTGTGGTGGTCACATCTCCGAGAGCATGCTTAAACCATGTTTCAAAACCTCTCGGGGAAACCTCAACTTCAGTAGGACCACCCGCAGATTCAACACCAGTTGTTCGTTTATGAGTAGCTCGATCCGCACGAAGAGCACCTGAAACCAAAGTTCCGATCTCGGAAACGACACCTTCACTATTGATTTCAACAAAGTTATCGGGGGTCTGTTGCTGCGACCCCCAACCACCTTCTTCGGCGAAACCTAACTGCCCTCTAGCTCCAATTGCTGGCCCAACATAAAGAGCACACATATAAACTACACCTCCTTCCTTAAATAGGGAAATCATCTATTGTCACGTTAGCGTTTCTTACCAGAACATAGAAAGACCTACCATCTCCCTATACTCAGCGCTTAAAGATTAGAAGTATATAACTTCTTGGCTAAGATGTTTATCGCTCCACCGGCCAATAACCGAGTTCCCTTTTGTTGAACTCCCCATCTGGTACTGAGAATCTCCATCCCTAACTTAGGAACAAACCCGTTCAAGGTGATGTTACGTTTTAGCAAATCTGAAATTTCCCACAAAACATAGGTAATCTCATTACGTTTTGTTTCTTCAGTCAGGTCTTCTTCATAATACCTGACCTCAATGTTAAGGTGAATAGTATACCGGATCCTTGTCAGATTTTGAGATGCTCTCATCTCATCCTTAGATCCGTTAATAAGAACTACAAAACAAGGGCAAATCGGATTAAGCACATCTTCTGTGTAATAATTCCTAATCTCCCTGTTATTTTCTTTCGTGAACTTTTTGAGAACAACAATAGTATTTTCCACTGCATCTACAAAATAGTTGTTTTCTCCCCGAAAGCTTTTAGCCATTATCCTATCTCCTAAAAAACTTTCCGATAAGCTTTCTTACATTAACGATAATCTTATTGCCTAACATGGCAGCACTACTAGGAGTGCCTACTTCACGTTGAATTTGACGCCATGCCGCTTCTCCTAATGAATTAAGCAACTGTTCTTCTCTACCTTCATCAAGAGAAAGATAACCATCATCTGGAATAATTCCTTTCCCTATAAGATAATCCTGAAATATTCTTGGATACTCATTAGCAAATTCATCAGCATTAATCTTATAAGAAAATGATCCGTTCTGCACAACTCCACGACCAGCTAAATGAGTGCCAACAGCCATCGTCACCCCAGGTTCTCGTGAATCACTGTAATCTTTAATAAATGTTCCAGTTCGATCACCTAACTGATGTGAATCATTCACTTCTGAAAAAGTGCCATTGTATGTTTCAACAAGACCACTCCATTCACCACCTCGGACACCTTCGCCACCAGCACCAGATCTTTTCCTTGCAGCTTTTCTCCATTTATAAGTTGCTGGAGCAACAGAGTGAGAACCAATTTCAGCAGCTCTAGTAGAAGCAAGCTGCCGAAGTTCTTTTTCGATTTCAAACCAAATGCTAGGTGGGAAGCTGCCAAGCTTCTTGAGAATATGATTCCCAATATTAGCATCCTTCGCATTATATATAACTTCTAATTTCGCCCCTAACATGATTATCTCTCGTACTTTTTGTTTGTAGCGTCAGGCAAATTATCAATTTCAATCAACCCTTCTCCAACCTTTTCAACGCCAAGCGTTGTTATTAATGAAATTCTTGATTTCCATCTCGGGCCTGAACCATGCCCGGAAACAAATGCTTGCAATGTAGCGTTTGCAGTTTCTTTCCACATCGGAACCATCTCTTTTCCTGGCTCCGACATTCCTGCATACACCGCATTGAAAATATCAAACGCAGCATACCTCACACATGCAAATTCAACACCATCTGGAATTTCAACACTGGTATCATCATAAAATGTAACAGAGTCAAGTGTACCATATATTTTTGTCAGATATGCATTGATGCGTTTGGTTGAATCAACAACAAACTCATGCCCATCATGATTACTGATGTCAGAAGCAGAAGTTAAATAGATTTTATCACCAGTATCCGCTGAACCTTCCCAGAATGAAGCTTCGATGGTAAACTGATTCGCCAGCAAGAATTCAGCAGTTCTGGTTCCAGAACCCATATGCCCAACAATATCTCCCGTAACGGTAAATGACGTCGAGTCTGTAAACTCAAAGGTATATGTTTCATGTTCCGCAAATGCATCAGAGAAAGAAACATCCACGAGCATAATGGTTCCCGTATTGTCAGAATCAGCTTTAAGGCCACGATAAGCTTCAGAGAACCGAATTTTCGATTCTCTGGTTATAACGGACCGTAGCAACCTTTTTACATCAACAAGAGAACAATATACCCGTGACATTTGTCATCCCCTACTTGGTTGTTTTGGAGACCTTCTTCTTAACGACCTTCTTCTTCTTTTTTTGTCTTTCATCCGGCAAGAGAGGCCGAACGTTTCCCGAGTTTACTTCAATCTTCCCGATTTCCAGGGGAAGGCGAATCACCTTTCCAACTTTTGGATTGAATGACTTGCCTTCATTTATCCCCGGAACTCGGTAGCGAAGATTTCGCGCTCTTACTACATACTTCCTGAATTTAACTTTCTCATCCATATTACTTTTCTCCTTGATTTATCCTATCAGAGAAATAGGGTTTAGTTGTGCAGGACGTCACGAATCAGACCCCAAGTTGTAGAGTCAGTACAGAACTTAAAGCCCTGTGTCGTATTGAAATACATACGCCCGACCTTAATCGGAGGATCTACCGCCCTCGGTTTAAAAGAAACGAAGTCGACCTTCGTTCCACCCCACAGAAATCTTGCGTCTCCCATAATTGTTCTCCCTTCTATGTAATTTTAATCAGGGGTAAGCCCTGAACCTCACATGAGGCACTACCGAAGATTAAGGTTTAATCATCAGCGCTTTCGCCGGTGGAAACACGTTTGTACATGAAACCAGCGGAGCTGTTGGTGATCTTCGGCGAATAGACCTTGTTCACTTTAATGAACTCACCTTCACGATCATCATCTCTCCAGCGTACCACTTTGAATCCCCGGGACACAAAGGTTCGGCCCAAGGTAAGCTGATCACTGGGATTAATGTAGGCGATGGGTACACGGTACTTCATGATGTACTCATATGTCGCTGTTTGGCCTTCGTCAGCGCTGTTCCACAGACCGTCCGAAATGACAACTTTCATCTTACGCAGGGTGGCCGGAAGTGCATCGCCGGTGATCAGCTCATTCGGCTGATACTTCAGCAATTCACGAATTACGGGATCCTGGGTAATGGCTTCGGAAACTTCCGTGGTGAAAGAGATCTGATTGGGACGTTTCCCAATGGCTTTGGATATAAGAACAATTGCGGAAGACAGATCACCCAAAATATCGGGGTCGGTGCCGCTTATCCAAGCCGTGGTTGAAGTGAGATTGGAATACAGACTACCGGACTCGAGGCCGGATGTGCCGAGGATAAGCGCCCAGATATCAATTTCCTCAGAAAGCAGAACTTTCTCCGTAAGGAAGTTGGTAACATCAATCTTGGGGCGAACCGGGGCATCTGCATTTTGCATGGCCCGATCGGTAACGATGTCTTTAATTGCCCTCTCATACGTGGAGTAGGTCCCCTCGTCGTAGGTCAGCGTGGCCTCTTCTGTGATGGCCCCATCAGCTTTCTTGGGCGCACCCTTGAAGAACCCATCCTTGTTAAAGATACGATACTTATCGGACTCTTTCTTCACGGGATATTCAGGCAGAAACTGATCGCCTGTGAATTCGTTATTGGTATAACGAACCGCCAATCCGGTGAGGAACTTATCGTCACGAACATTACCTTTTTGAACGTTATACATGGTTCTATCACCTCCAAATCAAAAGTATAAAAACGAATTTACATCACGAAACTTTAACCAATGAAGGAAAATCCGCCGCCTTTCATCAAAACGGGAATGATGTCGCCATCATCTCCATCGTTCAAGGCAATCCCCAACGCACCCTGGATCGTTCCGCCTCCAGTGGGAGTGTAAGGTTTGAGAAGAGCAACTTCGCCATCATCGGCTCCAACATAGTTGCCTCGGGTGACTGCTTCTGCACATTGGCATTTGACAATAGGTCCACAAGAAACGGGAACCATCTCCCCATTCTTTGCATCAGACAAAGCAACTCCCAATACAGCGACAGTCATATCGCCCGATGCATAAGGTTTGGCTTCACGAAAATCTGTTCCAATCGCAACGATGTCTCCTTCAAGAACAGAAAGAGCCCCTTCATTTGCGCCCTTATCAGCCCCGCCTCGAGCATCGGACCCTTCTGCCAAGAAATTCTGGATAAAATCATTGGGACTCCAGCCATAGGTAAAACCTGTTGTTTCAGTCGGCAGTGCCATGGTTTAAAACACCTCCTTTGTTAGTTTAAAATTTATCTTCACTCCCCTCATATAAGAGGGAGATTATTCTTCGTCGAGTTTCCCTTCCTGGGAAAACACGACCAATGCATCTTCGAACGTAATCTTATGCTCGGTGGCATAGGCTTCAACATCTTCAATGGAAGCTTCTTCCAGTTTTCCGGTTGGCGTTCGCACGGAAGCGGAAGTTTCGCCATCGTCAAAACGATGTTCTTCGGGAATTGATGCTAGAATGTCTTCAGCAATGTCCAAGAAAGACTTGGTCACTTCTTTGGCATTATCGCCTTCCCCTTCGGACAGGGTGACGCTGAACTTCTTCGCCGGTTCGGACAGGGCAACATTTTCAATCACTTTCAGTGTTGCCGGGAAAGCCCCGAGACCTTTGAATTCCGCCAATTTCTTTTCGGTAAAAATCTTCAGCTTGTCATTCTGAAGCTCTTTGTTCGAGCCCATCAAGCTCTTCACCGAATCGGTCAATGCGGAAACATCACCGGACAGTTTGGCCACACTAGCATTGGACGTTTTCAGCGCAATTTGCGCTTCTTCCAATGCCTTATTGGTGGCCTGAAATTCTTCCAGAGAGACAGTTTTGGGCGCCGGAGTATCTTCTTTCTTCTTCTTTTTCTCGGGCGGTTTTTCGAGCTTAACGATGGCTACCTTCACTTCTTCCAAACTGGCAGTCAAAGCTGTCAACTCTTCCTTACTCTCTTTCTTATCGGAAGCTGCTTCCTCCAATGCGGTAATCTTCGCTTTGAGATCAGCTTGTTCTGTTTGCAATTCCTCAAGAGTTTTTTTCATCGACTTATTCACCTCCTTGTTTGATCCTGAATCATCTTCAGGAATCTCTGTGAGTTCGAGCATGTCCCCGTCCTCGCTAAGCGAAACCGGGAGCATTCCTTTAATAAACGGCCTGTTGGTAAGTCCCCCACCAAGCACTGTTGGACCATGGGAGATCTTCGTTTCTTTGTCCACAGGGTTTCCGCTTTCATCTGTTGAATCTTCAAACAGATACTCAACGTAATCGTCTGTGTACTCGATTGAAAAAAACCGAAACTCTTTATCCTCAATAGACTTCTTTCCCTTTGCGGTTAAATTGACTTCTGCCATCAACATTCCAGGTTCTTTAAACAGCTTAGACACCCAAGCAGCAGCGCCATGATCGGGCTGATGCTTGAAATCAAAAGCAATTTCCGGACTGGGCAAATCAGCATCGAAATTCATAATCATTCTATCAAAGAATGCATCATCGAAACTCATAACGCCCCACCACGGATGGCGAAACTTACCTGTTTTAAGACACTGAACTTGAATGGGCTTATCGGCTGCAAAGGTTTTTGAATCAAGAAAAGAACTCGGGATGGAAGAAACAAACTTACGAACAGGTTCTTCGTGCTCTTTGTTTCCTTTTGGTTTCATGTCACTATCCTGTGTACTGTGTTTTGGTGAAAGAGTATTATTTTGAAGGTAGGTTTCAAACTCTTTCGGCTCAAACGAATCATCGAGCTTTCCTGCTTTCTTGAGAGTAGACGTACAAATGGCAAAAGCCGAACTCTTGCTTTTGCCTTTGGCGACTAACTTCTCAACACACTTGTCAAGTACGGCTGGAATAACTCTTCACCTCCTTTCAAATTTGGCCTTGTTAGTGTTCTGGGTAAGAAACAAGTAATAGTAATTTACCATAAGATATTTAAAACACAAAGCTTTTTTTTTATTTCGCACATGCATTTTTAGAAGTTGTAATACTCCACTAATGAAAAATTCTTTCAATAAAGTTTTTCTTTGTCTAAAATTCAACCCTTTTTAGGGTTATCTTGCCACCACTGTTTAACTACTTCGAGTTCACCAGAGGAAATATGCTCACTATCATAGTATTTTACTTCCGGAGGGGGGAATGGTGTGTTGGTATCTTTATATTTCCAAAACCAACCATGTTCAGCGTGTGTGTGGCGAAACCCCAAGACCTTTGCAAACGTACCATGTCCAGGTTCATGCATTTGTTCATTTTTTGGATTTTCAACTGGAACAACCTTCAAGCCCAGATCCTTGATTGCCCTACCCATTCTTCCTTCGCAGTTACCGAATTCCTGACACGTACTTTCATATGCCTTAAGGGGTATAAAGTTTTCTTTGAAATGCTGCATCATAGCTTTAACAGCATCCATCCTACCGATGAATCCAGTGGAATTAAATATGGGCCTGTCACCATCCCACCAACCAGCAGAGATTAAATCCGCATTGTTTTCCTTGAGCGTATCCAAAAGTTCAAAAATCCCTTGTGGCTTCTCCAGAATACAGTCCCCATTGGCACAATAGATATATGGAAAATTGCCCATAGAATTAATCCCGAGATCAAGCAGATAAAAGTATGGGTAAAGTACCCCGCCCCACCGTTGATGTGGTCCCATGACCAAAGCATTGCACTGGTCGATCACTTCTCGACTAGGCATAACATGGTCCCAGCCCGTAGCTTTATTGTCTGGATCAAAATAATTATCATAAGCCAGAGTAACCCATAGCTTCGTCGCCTTGTGTGTTTCTACAGAAGCCTTAAGGAACCCTCTATTTCCAGGATGAGAAGTTAATAATATGCCAAGCTCCTTCAAATATGGAAAAGCAATATGTTTATCGCAATAGGTAAAGCGTCTCGACAGAACCACATAGTCTGCATGATCCGACTTATTCAACTTTCTCATGTCAATACGGCGGAATGACATAATTTTGTCTCCTTTCGTTTAGCCCAAATTTTTTTCATAGCAACGCTTTTCTTCAATCTAGTTTCTTTTGATTCTTTTAAGCCAATATGTGATTTGCTTTTTTTCAGCCTAACTTCTAATGGATCTCTATATCCAAGTTTATTTTTATTTCCCATTCTAGCCTGGCTCTGTTTTGCTCGAGTTTCTTTAGAAGCTTTATATCCTAATAAATATTTATTCCCCTTCATATGATCACTAACATGCTTAGATTGACTTTTGCATTCTAAATTATTTATGTGATCATTTAATCTTCCAAGAAAACCTTTTTCTTTATGATGGATAATCCATCCTTCAGGAATTTCACCAACCCAAGCTTGCCACATAAGTCTGGATATTTGGATTTGATTAAAATAAATTCCATTAATTGTCATCGTAATAACATTATATCCAAGACTTTCATATGGCAAAAATTTTTCTTTCGTTTCACAATTCCTTATATATTTTCCATCTTCTGAGATTATAAATTTTTTATCAACAACCACTTTTCCATTTTTATAATTTTTTAAAAATTTCACCTTCATGACATTCTCCTATATCATTCTCCTTTTAATCTCACAGCAGGAGATGGAGAAATCTCTTTTCGGTTGGCCAACCTAGCTGTGAGAAACTTGTCATCCAGGAATTGCTTCACAAGCTTTCATTATTTTTTCAAATATATTGTCTGCACCTTTTTCATAAACCGGCTTTCCTCCATAATATTCTATTGGCATATAGACTCTATCGTACCAACTGTCTTCGTTGTGGTCAAAAGCTTGATATAAATATCGTCGATCTTTTGTTTCATAATAATTAAATAAGGAATCACTATACCCCTTGCAGACAAGTTTCATTTTATGGATATCAACGTACTCTAATTTCGGAGGCTCTCTTCTTTCAATTAAGCAAGTTAAGAAGATAGCTCCTAGATTTTTATATCCTACAAGATTTTTCCAAGTGGAAGATTGATCATATCTAGAATAATGATCAACTGAAGATCCATCCAATTCCATAGGTTGTATTGGCGCAATTCTTTCATTCATTTCATTTGAACGAACAGCCAATGTTAATAATTCTTCTGGACTCCAGGAGCCAATGATTGGAGGAGAAAGATATTTTCTAATAAAATCCATTATAAAATGAAACGCTTTCACTTTATAAATTACAGCACAAGTATGAATGTTGTTTTCCTGAGAAGAAATTGACATCAAATCATCATCACCTAATTCATCTTTTAAATCCTGCAACCCTTCGGGATTTTCCCAAATACAATCACCATTAACATGAATAATGTATTTAAAATTAGCAAATTGTCGCACAATGCCCTGAGCATAATTCATTAACCACAGCCAACCGTTTCGTTTATCGTTATCATATGCTGTATGCTTAAACACCCATTGATCAGGAATTTGCCAAATATCATACGTTGGCATCCTTGACTTAAATTCAAGTTCTCTACTCCAAGGCATCATGGGATTGTCGTAAGCACACAAAACAAACGCTTCTGATTTTATGTATTGTCCCAACGTAGCCTTTAAAAAATGAAGATGTCCCCACCAAGAAGTAACAATTATGGCAGTATCATTCTGGCAAGGTTTATCATTATGATCGAAAGATAAATCAAAATAATTCGGCCTAACACTGTAATCATGGCCTGAAGGATTAGCTTTTGAAAGATCCATGAATATTTATCCTCCCACTTTCTCTATAAGGATTTTCTGGTTTAGGGATTTTCCTTACCATTGTCAACCCTGCATTCCAAGCTCCAAAATGAAAAGTGAAAATATCTATATCTGATCTTCTTTCAAGTTCTTTTCTGAACTTGTAGCCATTACCACTTCTATTAAAAGCAGTTTCTTCTTCATTCATGGGATATAAATCATGCATAAATATGAATCCATTTTCTTCAATTAAATTAAAGGAATTATTAAAATCTTTTTTTACCTGATCATACATATGATCACCATCAATAAAAACTACTGAAACTTTAGTAAATTTAATTTCTTCAAAAAAATCATCTGAAGGACCAACAAAAAGAACATTATTATCATCAAAAAAATCACCAACCGTACACAGATTAATGTAATCTGAAGACATAATATCACAATGAAACACCTTGCGATTAAACTTTCTCGCAAGGTAAGTGAATAGATATGAACTTTCACCAATACCAATCTCTATAATGTCCCCCTTAACCCATGTCAAAACATAATCAGCCATGACACCAAGCATTCCCCATCTATCCCAACCATACGTGTCAGAAAAGGGAATGGGACAATCAGCCCTTAAATTCATGTTAGCCTTAAGTTCCGCTGAACCGGGATGCTCTGGCCTACTTGCATAGTCGGACGGGTTCAAAAACAAGGTCGCCACCTCCTTTTTGGTCTTTAAAAATCGGCTTAATCCCTCTGGCTGCATAAAACTGGAATCTTGGAAAAAATTCATACAGCTTATCTCTATACCTAGCATCATCATCCCAAAGAGCTATATCATTCCACGCAAAGTTTTCAGTCAATAAAAGCAATTCAAGACCTCTGCCGACACCAAGAATATAAATGGTGCAACCATTAGGATTCGAATTTTTCTCACGAATTACTTCTTCAATAAGGATTGCTGTTTGCCTACATTCTTCAATAATCATTTCTCTACTGAACGCAGTGGTGCAAGAAAGCCTCCTGGGTATAGGATCAGTGCTGTAAGCCTCTTCTCCTATATAGAAATACTTTGCCATTTCTATTGTCACCATGTCTTCTGTGAACAACTCCTCTGCTGGACCCATGCATCGCTGTCCATCAAGAGGAAACGGGCTATGCATAATGTGCTTGATAAAATTGCCAAGTCTTTTGTTTTTAATTTCGATAATCATAGCGTTATCTTTTTCATCACGGTAAGCGATGGAAAATCCCCGTAAGTTCCATAGATATAGTTATCCCTAATGATAGGGTTGGAATCAAGAACAGGACGAATAGGTGTTCCTTCATATTTCTTCATCCATTCAATGTTATCACGTTCTTCCGAACCGCCTTCAAACAAAAACAAGCCACAATGTCGCATTTTAGGAGTCCAGAATTTAATCATGGTTTCAATTAATCCTCCAGTATTACTGAGATCAACATGAAGAAAGTCAACTGAACTATCTTCATAGCCATAGTGAACTGTGAATGCGTCCTGCTTATATAGAGTGACAAACTTATCAACTTGAACTGCTTCAAGCACCAATTGAACATCTTCCATTTTACCATGCTTAAATGGGTAATCTTCCCATAAGTCATAAGCATGAAGATGTCCAGCAGTTCCTTTCAATCTTTCAACTTTACTTAATCCTCTCCCAATATAAGACGTACTATATCCGTCAAGCACTCCTAATTCAACAGCGATACGTGGAGGATAATTAAACACGGTGTTTTGAAAGACCTTTCCAAAATTGTTCTTTCGATATGACGAACGAACTACAGACATCACCATCCCTCCCTTATTGTTTGCACTATGTATTCACGATCTTCTTTCGTCACCCACCAGCCAACAGGAATAGAAATATGCCGATGAATAACGGATTCAAGATTCGGTAAATGACATTCAAAATCCTTAACACAAGAATGCTTATCGTTTCTTGCATGCACTTGAGATACAGCAATATTTCTTTCACCCATTTTACGGGAAAACCCCGGAAGGTCATCTGCAAGAAGCGTAAATAGCCAATAAGAAGAAATAACAGGATTCACACTACCACTTGACAACAGCCGAATTCCAGAAACACCTTCCAGTTGTTCTTTGTAATATGCAGCATTATCACGAGCAATACTGAGATTCTGATCAACAATCTGAAGATTTGAAATGCCAATCGTTGCAGCAATATCATTCATATGAAACTTAAAACCTGCCTCTTCAATATCAGCTTCACAATTATGAACAACACAAGAAGTTGTTAGGAAATTCTTCATATTATTTTCAACTTCAATGCAATAAACATCTTCAGTATCATCTTCATAATCATCAATTTGAATTTGATTAATTCCAACTGTAGAAGATCCATCACCCCATAAATCTTCATTAAATGGTTGACTGAATTTAAAATTCTTAAATTTATTTTCCCTCATTGAATTTGGAATATAAGGAGAAATATCATTCATTAATTTTAAAATAGATTCTTGATGAAAGCCAATTTTATTATATCCTTCTCCCGTTTTAAAAACAACACTTTCATATCCAAATTCAGTTAACAATTTTGAAAACCATATATTATCATTATCTGAAAATCCACAAGTTGAAATTTCACCATTATATTTTTTTCCGCTTAATGTCTCCCAAGACCGTAAATATCCATCATCCATAAATAAAATTGCAAGCATTAATTTCGAGAAATATTTAGAAATAATCTTTTTTGCAATTTTTTTCTTTTTATTTTTTGAATAAAATAAGTTTCTTAAAGATCCGATATATGGATTTAAGCGAGTGTAATAGGAACATCCTCCATTTGGATTCTTTCTCCATGGCTCTGGCGGTCTTTCCTGATAACCAACTCCCAATCCAAATAAAGAATCATGTTTCAATATGGCATATTCTTCTTGTAATTTCGTATGTCCTTCTTGTAATATTCCGAGTAATGTTTTACCATTTTGATCCTTTGTTTTAGAAACAATTGACGCGTCCCCAAGAATTGATCCTAAAATTATTTCTTTCTGGATACGAGAAGGATAAGGGAATGGAGAAATGATTCTATCTCCATTTTTTAAATTTTCAGCTTTAACAAAACCGGATTTTGTTAAAATTAAATGATCGCCAGTAACTATTGTTTCTTGATTTTTTTGTGAAACTTTTTTGTTTTTAATTTTATAAAATTTTCTTCCATTTCTTTTATTCTTAAAGATATTTTTAATTTTTCCTGTAATTATTTCATTTGAAGATAAATCAACTACTCCAATTTCTCCTCTATAATGCTGATTATAAAGTGATTTTATGGACATTCTTTGCCCTGGCTTACCTGGAATTATCAATTTTGTTCTAGGATGCAAGCACCTCATATCAAGACGTTTAGATTCTCGATCAATACCGTACCACCGGAGAAGCTTTGCCCTTGCAACAGATTCAGAATCTTTCATGAACAAAGCCCCGCCATCTCCAGTATTCAAATGCTTAATTGCCTGGAAGGAAAAAATCCCATAATTTGAATAATTACATGCTCCTATAGGGGCATCAGCATAAGAAGACCCAAATGCATGAGCAGCATCTTCTATAATGGGAATATTATTATGCAGGGCAACTCCTTGCAATATTTCCATATCACAAGGAAGACCTCCCCAATGAACAGCAATAATTGCCTTTGTTTTACCAAGACGAATTTTTTCTTTTACCGCATAGGCATCTATATTTAACGTATACGGATCAATATCTGCCCACACAATCTTAGCTCCAGTTGCCAAAATTGGTGCATTTGTAGCGAAGCATGTTAATGGTGTTGAAATAACTTCATCTCCTGGACCAATACCTTCCATAGCCAAAGCAAGGCTTAGCCCATGAGTTCCAGAAGATAAAGCTACCACATTATCATTTCCTATTCTCTTCCTGAGTTCTTCTTCGAACTGCTTAACTTTTGGTCCCTCTCCAATCCATCCAGAATGAATTGTTTCTAAAAGATTTTTATTGACTTCTGGATTCATAGCTACTTTGAATAAACTTATAAACTTGTCCATTAAAATCTCCTTAAATATAAGTCCAAGTCTTTCCTTTAATTATATAATAAATTCCCTTCATTCCAATTAATTCATTATATAAATTATGAATTTCTTTCAAGCTTCGTCCGCTATCGCTAAGGCTTCTAATTTTTAAGACATCTTCTTCAGTAATTTTTGTATGCCTTGCTATTTTTTCACTATTGGTTCTTGCATGACTCATTTTTCTTTTTGACTTTTTAGAATGAGTTTTCCCATAAAAAGAATTCTTCTTTCCTTTTTGGCTGGCAGTTAATCTATTCGCAACAGCATGATCCATGTTTTCTCTATTGGTGACAACTTCTAAATTATTTAAATCATTATTAGCTTTTACACCATCTTTATGATTAATTTGTAAATTTTTGGGAATCTTTCCAATCCATGTTTCATACAAGACCCTATGCATCTGAAGAAACCCTATTTGTTTCCCCATGTAAGTTAGTTTAAATGAAACATAACCCTTTTTACTCAATCCAACCTTTATTCTTTTTCCCAAATAAGTTCCACCAGTTCTTCTAGGAAGAACGATTCTAAGTATTATTCCATCTTCAGACACGATGTACTCTTTGAAAACAACTTCCTTATTGTTTCTCAAAATTCTTGGATGCCTCCACTTTCTTTCCTTAATCTCTTCATAACTTAAATCACCTACTAATTCTGAAATCTTCATAATGCTTCTCCTTGCATTATTCTCCTTATTAATCTTGCAGCAGGGGATGGAGATATCCCTTTTTGGTGATCAGCCTAGCTGCAAGAAACTTTAATTAGCCAATACGTTTAATGAAGCCACCTGGACAAAATGTCCACATTAACTTCTCGCAATCTCTATCAACTTCGAAGTTTGGATGTTCAATTAAAAACCTTTCCACGGCAGCACCTGGACCTCTGTTAATATGCCTCCATTTAATAGGATTGTTAATGTGGGTATCTTCAACGACTAAGTAAGATCCCACATCAACAACACTATGATAGGCTTCCAATTCAGCATATACATGCTCTTCTGAATGCCATGAATCCAACACTACCATTGTTTTTCTGCCAACAGTATGTTCATGAATCAAACTTACAACAGCCTCATCCAGACTATTAGCTCGATGCGAAATAATCCGATTCCGAATATTTGATGAAACACCATAATATTCCTTAGAGACCCTAGGGTCAATATCTATTGTTATGACTTTGCCATTGCTCCCCATCAACTCAAAAATTGAAGCAAAAAATAAAGCAGACCCGCCAAATTTAGTTCCTGTCTCAACAATAATTTCAGGCCTGACCTTATGAATTAACTCCTGGAGAATAAGGAGATCGCATGGATTCTTCCAAATGGGAACTCCTAACCAATGAGTGTGTTCCCATAGCCTATTCTCTTCATAATGGATATGAAACTCATCAGATATCTTTTTCACGCCACATGCCTCCAGCTTTCTCTAAATACAATTCTTTTAATTTGTCTTCCTGATATTTTAAACTCATTATGGAGTTGCAAATATGAAAATCCAATTTCCCACAACTTTCGAATTAAAATAACATCAACATTTGTCAATTTAGAAGAAGGATTATTTTCTCCAGCATGAATCTTAGACTGATTAGCTCTATATGCAAGATTTTTCCACGTGTTTTTCCTTCTCTTAGAGATCTTCTTTCTATATTCGTCATCTTTCCACAGGTTTTTGCTTTTCAACCTGCATTTTTCTTTCATCACTAAGCATCTTTTCTTAGACAGATTCTTACTCCCATCAAGAAGATTAACCAAGGGGCCAGTTTTTAAATCTTTCCTTCCAATCCCAATAATTAATTTCTCTTCTAATTTATGAGCTTGAAATCTCGATTTAAATATTTTTAAAATCACAACAATAGGCTCTTTATCATATTTCCTAATTTCAAAAATTCTTTTCTGAACTAAATCACTGCTTTTATTGCCAGTTAAATGCCGATTATGATGATTATATTTTGCACAACCCACATAAAATGGTTCAAATTTTGGCCTATAAACTCCTCCTTTAAATTTATATTCATGTATCCCAGATTTTCTTGGATCAAGATAAACATAAACTTTCGTTTTAAGCCAATGATTTTTATCTGCCATTTTATTTTTCTCCTATAATTTCATCAATCCATTGCTGAGGATTAAATTTTTCAATAGCATATTCCTTAGCTGCTTTCCCCATCCTCTCTCTAATTGTTAAATCATTCAGTTGCCTAAACATCTCAAGAGAAGATTCAAAATCATCATACAAAAATCCAGTTTCTTTTGTAATGCGATCCTGTGGTCCTGGACTATTAGTGGCAATGCAAGGGAGGCCTACCGCCATAGCTTCTAGGATCACTCTCGGACCGCCTTCTGTATATCCATCTGGAAGATCATACCAGTATACTGAACCTAGCTTTAGAAAATCTTTAACTACGGGATTATTTCTTTTATGAATAATGACTCTTTCGCCAAAATCATCAATAAAAGAAGGACCAGGCATCAATCTAATAGTTGCTTTTGGAAATCTTTCAAGAATGGCTTCAATTTTTTGATTAAAATCTTTAGCATATTTAGCATTGCCCTGAGAAGAATGCCTGACAATCTTCATTTCTCCAGAATAATCTATCTTAGAATCTAAATGCTCCGATATGTCAGCAGGAGGAGGAAGAATGATAGGCTTTATAGAATAATATGAATCTCCCATGGCCTTCATATAGTTAGTGGTAAATGAATCAGCTAATGAATTATTAAGAAATAAATATTGATCAAACTCTCTCGTCCAAGGAATTATTCCGATTCTTCCTATTTTAAAATTTACATACATCACTTTTCTTTTAGCAGTTACATTTGAAAACATATCGACAACTTCTTGCTTGTCTAGATCCCAAACGTAATCGTCTGTGGCCAACATAAAAACGTCACAGGGAGCTCTGAGAAGCTCGAGGTTATTCGTTGCAATAACATTAGGGTTGCCGCAACGCCTATGTGTCCCTGAAGGCTGTGGGTTAGTATAAACGTATTCCACTCTCCACCCTAAATTAATAAAAGCTTTCATAAAAAAATCAATACTTCTCCCACAACCACCATCTCCTCTCGTATTACAAAACATGCGGAAAATTTTCTGACCTTCTGACATGGAAACGACGTTCTTCTTGTAAAATTCTAGATCATCAAACTCATCCGCAACAGCTTTAATCGGAAGCTTCGGCTCTTCCTTCTTCATTTTGGAAGTTTTCTTAACCCACAAATGACAGCGATGCCCTCCCTTAATCGGACCATCAAATTTGTCTTTGAGGTATTTATCTTGCCACTTACGTTCCCATTCCCTACCGGCATCGTGGATAATAACCAATTCAGCATGTTCAGAAGCAATCTTCGTGGAATGCTCTCTTGCTTTGCCACCTGGAGGTCCATCAACCAAGGCAAAATCAAACTTTGGCAATTCAGCAGGAATAACTTGCCCATTCCAGTGATTAAGTAAGAAAAAATCTTCCGCATCCTTTTCCTGAAGATTCTTTATCCACCCCTCGCTTGTTTCAAACGAAATTACTTTAAGCCCCTCTTCTGCCATCAAAAAAGAAGATAAGCCGGGACCAAATTCCAAACAGTTCCTCAACTTATAATCCTTAATTGTTTTAAGAATAAAGGCCCAGTCCAAATCAGTAACGCAAGCACCTCCCCATTGAAAATCAAATTTTGTAGGGTCTGCTCCTTCTACAGCAGGAGGAGTTTTAGCTGGAGTCATCGGCATTTCAATCTTTGTGGTTAAAGGATTGGGATTCGTAGGAGTTCTTGGATGATCATCCGATAGCCTGCCGCCCTCATAGAACTGATCATAGGCGCTCATCAAATTTTCAAGGGTAATGATGTCAACACACTTAGGATATTTTTGATCAGCATCGCTGATAATGGTAGGGCAAGTTTTTTCTAGATCACAATGCCAACATGCGTTCGTGGATGCACAAGGCAAGCAACCATCAGTGCATAGGTATTGATGACCAGGGTAACGTGTAAAGCGAGCCGGCTCTCGTGCTCCAGCAATAACCACACAGGGCATTCCGAAAGCGGCAGCCAGATGCATCTGAAAACTTACCAGCCCCATCGATCCTTCAGCAAAATAAAACAAGTTAAACAGATCACGAATGCCAGTAACTCTGTCTTGGGTTTTACCAATAAGGTTGACAACATTATCCCCTTCCAATTTCGGATGCTTATGTTCTTTGGCTCCAATTTGAACAAACTTCATTTTTGGATAACGCAACACAAAGTTCTGCCACCGATCAAACGGGTATGTCTTAGCCGTCCAATCTCCTTTTTCTCCTGCAACAATAATCCAATATGGAGGCTCTACAATTGGAGTTGCGGTTTCTTCCTTGGTCATCCATATATCAGGCTTAATTGCGCCCTGCTTAAATGTGATCCCAAGCTTATCCTGAATACTTATCCGATAAGCATTGGCGAAATGTCGATCATCACGATTACTGGCATTTGTAAGAGCGCTTGGGCCAATCTCTACAACTTCCGCATTGTTATTATTTAAAGATCGATCCAGATATGGATTGTTATCCCAAATATGCATGGCGGTTGACTGGACATTGATGGGCCAATCAGGATATGCAGCCTTAAAATCCCGTACCGCACAACTAAACATGAGGATGTCGCCAATAGCTTGCCGGTTGCGAAAAATAATAGGCTTCTGTTCCATGGGAGTTTCAGGCTTGGAAAGATCAAGTCCCATAGAGTTAATTAGGTCTTCAACAAGTTGTTTAGCTAATACTTTGTCGGCAGGATGCCTGTGATGTATGTGTCCATCTTTAAACTTGATGGAAATGATTGAATCTGCTGGATCGCGAAAAGCACATTCCTTGTGTTTCTTAATGTCGGAACGTACCACGTTCATAAATTGTCCAATTCTGCTATGTTTGTTACTCATCAGAATTTATTCTCCTATTTAGTTGTGTTTAACTTTGGTCCACTTCTTCTCCACGATCTTTCAATTCGGGGATGTAAGTTGATTTTTCAGTACCTTGTCTTTGGCAAATTCCTGCTACCGCAGCACAAGCAACTCCCGCAAAAACAATCCAAGATGTTTCTCCAGCAATAGTGGTTCCAAGAGCGCCAACAATTCCAGAAAGATACACCCAAGTCGTTTTTTGTTTATACCATGGAATAATTTCATTAATCCCACCATTTCCTGTTCCAGCCATCACCCTATTACCTCCTTATCCTCATGCGGCAAGAAAATTGCACACATAATGTCAATTACTGGATCAATCATCTTATCCGCAAGCTTAAGAACAACATCCAATTCAGCACCAGACATTCCAAGTGCCGCTGTAAGAATGGTGCGAAAAAATTCCTTAGCCATTTCCTTCTTCCTGGCTCCAGAATCAGGCTCGCCATCAAACGCTTCTTCTATAAGCTGAATGATAACTGGGATAGCGAGCACACTCTTCATTACAATCCTCAACCAATTCACGCTTTCGCCTCCTTTGCTTTAAGTCTGTTCCAATGTTCCGTACAATCAGGAAGAGATCTTCCTCTATCCTGAGGAACGCAATCACACCCGTCATAAAACCAAACCAGCTTTGTTCTTTCTTTTTTACCGAAAACCTCTTTAGCGAACTCAATAGATTTTTCGATGTCATGATTAGAAATAGACACCTCAAAGAGAGTATGTCCATCTCTTTCATCTGCATTTTTCCGCAATTGGCGTGGATCATCTTTATTATAGTCCATGACGCATCAATTCTGAAAGCTCTAAAGCTCTTTTTGGCGTATCTTTCTTATACCACTTAGAGTCAAGCATTTCATCAGCAGCCCACTCCCAATTACCAGCGGCAATTGCCTTAAACATTTGAACAAATCCTTTTGTTCCCGCAAAGCCAAGCTGGAAAATCATCTCTATGATAACTTCCCTGCGGATTTCATTAAGGCTATTCCTGTACTTCAGATCTAAACTATTATACTGAGCAACCACCCTTTCAAGGTCATGGGCAAAGAGATAGTCAATCTCTTCATTTGTAAGCGGGTTATCTCTTAAGTTTCTGCCAATACCAATTGTCATCACCCCTTTTGAATCAGGGTAAGGATAACCTTCACGACCTTCATGGCGTTCGATCCTTTCCTCCATTGTTTCTGACATAACCACCCCCTTACCGAGATACATGAATTCTACCACTTTTTCCTAATTTGAAATTTTGGCGAATCCGCCGTAACAGTCACGGTCCGTAAAAGGTTGACTTGATACGTTGCTGAGATATGCAATGTGTACTCGCCGGCAGATGCAAAATCGGGGACCTTGGCATATACCAGTTTTTTATGACGCCCTGTCGGGAAACTGCTATGCTGTTTTGATGCCAGAAGAATGATATACCCATCAATAAGTTGTCGGCTCACTTGAGTGACTGGATATTCCGTGTGTTTTGTGTAATCAATCTCATAGATAAGATCCCCGCCGGCACATACTGAGTCGCCTTGATTCACGATTTTTATTCCATGAATCTGAATAGGGGTGTATGGGAAAAATAAAAGAATTGTGATATAAAGATAAAGCGACAGCCCCATTGTAAACGCGATTACACTTTTCCAGTTCGATAACTTTATCATGAGATTATTACACCTCCGGTCATGTCCCTATCTGCTGAACTCAGCGGATGTTTGTGTTTGAAAATAGTGCTTACATCAGCTTTGAGATCAGGATAACGCTCATTACAAACCGCTTTATCTTGCTTGCAATTGAGCTTTTTGCCGATTCCGTTGACCCATGTTCGGACCATAAAACCAAGGATCACAATCAGCAATGAGTTCAATCCCCATAACATTTGAGGTGATTCCATTATTTTGCTCCGCTGGATTTAACTCGTTTGATTAAGATTTCATCATCCACCCCAGGTACATAATCCTCAAAAATGACTTTTATCAATAAGTCCACCAAAGGAGTTCCAGACGCCTCTTTTATTGCTTTTTCTCGGCTATCATTCATTTTGTTCCTCTTTATCTATTTGCTCAAGAGCGCCCCCATCGTCT